CGGGTTCGATTCAGATTCATTCGTTCACGGTCGGAGGGGTCAGCGACTTCGTCCTCGGCGGCAAGTTGGTGGTCACGGGTGCGGCGGTCACTAGCGTCCTCACCGTCACTAGCAGTCCCGCCGAACACACCGACTACTACAGCGACGAACTGCTCACTCCCGCAGGTGTCGAGATCAAGGGCGCATCGGGCGACAAGACCTTCCTGTGGAACTACAGGACACCCGACACGCTCTCGACTTGGAACGCCTTCATGGCGAACACCAACCTCGGAGTGACGGGAGCGGCGAATTCGATCATCTCGTCCCGCTTCTCGTCGGTGGGCTACAACTCGGCAACGAACAACACCTTCACCTTCCAAGGTCAAGGTTCGTCGTACTCGAAGTTTGCGGTCGGCAGCGAGTTGTCGATGGAACACAGCCCTGCGGGTGCTGCGGGTGTCACCTTCGGCATCGTCGCCATCGGAAGCACGGGCACCACCTATCCGAACTCCACCGTCTATGCTTGGGTCAAGCGGTTCAACGCCGACCAACTCGACGGCGCACACGCATCTACGGCGGCTACTGCATGGACGATTCCCGTCTCCCTCACGGACGGGCGTGTGCATGAGGACTTCATCCGTGCGGACGGCGTTCGCAAGGTGTTCTCGGTCACCAACAGCGGATTCGCCGTGGGCGATGTCGTCCGCATCTCTAGCGACGGTTCTCTCACCTTCGCCAAGGCGGACACGGTCGCCGCAGCCGAGGTCTTCGGCATGGTCGAGACTGTCCACGGCAGCAGGATTTCCGTCCTGAGCGAGGGATACATCAGGGGACTCACGGGTGCGAGGATCAATGCCCTCAGGCCGCTTGTCACGGGAAATGTCTACTACCTGAGTGCCGCCGTGGGCGGAGGTCTGATCACGAATCCCGACGCAGGTGCGTATGCGCTCACCATCGGGCAGGTGCGCAGGGCAGTCCTCCTCGCCACCGATGGGGACAGGGGATATGTCACGGCATATGCGGGAACCGTCATCGGCGGCGGTGCGCAGACCGATCTTGTCTACCTGCCCACCGTTGCGCCTGTCGGCAGCATTCAGCCCTATGCGGGTCTGACGAGCGGAATCCCGCAGGGTTGGCTCATGTGCGATGGTGCCGCCTATGAGCAGAACAGCGTCCCCGACCTGTTCGAGGCTATCGCCCACACCTACTATGCAGTCGGCACGGTCGTCAACTCCTCCGTTCTCACGGTTGCGGACGATACCCGTGGACTCGCCGTGGACGATGCCCTCAAGATCACTTGGAGTACGGGATCGGTCGATGCCTTGGTGACTGCCGTCGATACGGTGACCCGTGAGGTGACCATCGACTCGTCTGCGTTCACCTCGCTTGCTGCGGGTACTGCGCTGAAGGTCTACGGGCGCACCGTCTCGTCGGGTTCGGGTCGTTCTGTGTTCTTCCTCCCCGATCTCCGCCGCAGGACGGTGTTCGGAACCTCGTTCGGTGATGGACTTGCGGGCAGCGGCACGGTCACTCCGTCGATCTCGCTTGGAAACATCGGCGGTGATAGCGAAGTCGTGCTTGCTGCCGACAACCTCCCGCCGCACAGCCATAACTTGAATTCCACGGTTCAGACGGGTTCGGGTAGGTACGGTTCCTCGTCCGCACAGACGGGAACCACCGTCACGGGAACGGGCACCGAGCCGAATCCCTTCGACATCATGCCTCCGTATGTGTCGATGTATTGGGTGATCCGCAGCGTCAAGACGCTTCCCGCCATCATCATCACGGGTCACAACCACGACAACTCGTACATCCGCTACGACATCCCGCATACCACGGGTGCAGGTGCGGCAAGGACGCTCGACTCGACCGACCGTGGGCAGTTCCGCTCGAACGCTATGGCGTTGAGCAAGGAGAGCGACGACTCGACCTCGGGAAGCCTCGGTGTAGAGGGTGATCTTCAAGTCACGGGTGGGGTGTTTGTCGGCAACATTTTGGATGTCGCTTACACGGGACGCTTTGGTTCCAATGTGACTATCACGGGCAACAACGCCGTGCTTCGTGTGCTGTCAAATAATGGATATGCACAGGATTCGTGGGAAAACTACACCCCAATCGGCACGGATGTCAACACACTTGAGTATGCGAACGCCAAGATAGGGATCTTGGGTAGCAAACCCGTGATCGCTCTGTTCTCGCCTACGGGTGGACTTGAATCGCCATACGGATCGAACGGTCGCATTTCGTTCTACGGTCCACAGCAAGGTTCTGAAGCCCCGATTTACAATTCAAGCCTAGGTCAGAACATGCTGACCATTGGAGCGACAGTCCCTGAGACGGGGGATCTCATAGGAGCGGATCAGTATCAGTTCCGCATCGGCTTCAATTTGGCGGGTCGAGCGAACCAGACATATTATGACGAATCGACTTTCGTGCAGACACGCAAGGTCGGAGATGGTGTCGGGGAGGGAAGCGTCCGAACTTTCTTCCCCAAATCACTTCGTTCTAGGCAAACTGGAGATACAACGGCACCTGTTGTTATCGACACTACTACTAAGGAACTGAAGATTGGGTCTTCTTACACCCCATCTCCTACTTTCCTTACTACTCCGATAACCGTGTACAACCAATCGACCGAAGGTACTTTGAATGCAGGATCTACATGGCTGCTTTCGGAAATTAATAATGGTGTTATCAATCCGAATGCCACCACGGTGATTGTGAATTGGTATTTCAACTGCATATGGACTACGGGCACCTATGGTTCGATGTTGTGGGCATCGGCAACAAACACGGGATCGGTATTGCCCAATAACTCCTACTTGATTGGTGGTGTCGCAAACAATAACAGTAATATTTCTGGGGTGATCCAAAATGCGGCAGGGGGATCATCCATGGTGCCATTGGATAAACGAGTTCCAGGCACTTATAATGGAGTACAAGTCACTACAAATCAAAGGTTGTGGCTGCGGTGGGCACCCGCACACGACCTTCAAAATTGGTATGTCAACGGTTCAACTGCGCTTGGAAACGCCACATACATGGTCAGAATCGTCGGATACATTTGAACTTCGAGGCAGCAAATGGCGATCACGATCAACAGAGACATGGATCAGGGTGCCAACTTCTCCTTCACCCACACGGTGAAGGGGACGGACGGATATCCCATCGACCTCTCCTCGGGCTACACCGCCTATGCGCAGATGCGGAAGTTTTACTCGTCTTCCACGGCGGTGAACCTCGACGCTGCGATCACGGGAACCACGGGTCAGGTTACGGTCAGCCTCGGTGCGACCGCCACCGCAGCCGTGAAGGGCGGGGTTTGGTTCTACGACCTCGAACTCCACTCGAACGGCAGCGCAAGCGTCACTCGTGAGGTGCAGGGCATGATCACCGTGTATCCCGAGATCACGAAAATTCCGTGAGTCGGTGAGTTTTGGGCGGGTCTTTCGGGCGAGTTCCATACATAACGGCACAGTCCGTTTTGCAATGGAGAACGCATCGCAATGAGCCAAGCCACGCTTGCCCCCGCCGCCCCCGTCTCTGCCGCCACCTTCGCCCCGACCGCCAACAGGAACAAGACGATCACGCTCTGCATGATCGTGAAGAACGAGTCGCATGTCATCGAAAGGTGCCTCGCCTCGGTTCTTCCCGTGATCGACCATTGGGTCATCGTGGATACGGGTTCGACTGACGGGACGCAGCAGAAGGTCAAGGACTTCTTCGAGCGCAACGGCATCGACGGCGAACTCCACGAGATTCCGTGGAAGGACTTCGGCTACAACCGCTCCGAGGCACTCCGCCTCGCCCAAGCCACGGACACGGACTATGCGTTGATGATCGACGCAGACGAAATCCTCGTCTTCGAGCAGGGCTTCGACCCGATCACCTTCAAGAACAACCTCACCGCCGACCTGTACAACATCTTCGCACAGTTCGGTCAGACCCGATACCACCGTCCCCAACTGACGAGCAACAAGAAGCGGTTCTACTACCGTGGCATCCTCCACGAGTATGTGGACTGCCACGATCCCATCGGAACCCGTGACTTCGCCCGTGGGTTTATGAACACCCCGATTCAGGACGGCGCACGGTCGAGCGATCCCGAGAAGTACAAGAAGGATGCCGTCCGCTTCGAGGAAGCCCTTGCATCGGGCACGGTCGAGGAGAAGGACTTCAACCGCTACCACTTCTACCTCGCTCAGTCCTACCGTGACTCGCAGCAATGGGAGAAGTCCCTCGAAGCCTACCTCAAGAGGGCTGACCTCGGCGGTTGGAACGAGGAGGTCTTCTACTCGCTCTATCAGGCGGGTCGAATCATGGAAATCCTTGAGAAGCCCGTGGACAACATCATTCAACTCTACTTCAAGGCGTATCAGGTCGCCCCTTGGAGGGCGGAGAGCCTGTGGGCTGCGGCTCGTCTCTGCCGTGCGTTCAGCCGCTTCGACCAAGGCTACCGCTTCGCCAAGCAGGGACTCAAGATTCGATACCCCGAGGGTGCGCTCTTCGTGGGTCAGGGCATCTACGAATGGGCTTTGCTCGACGAGTTCGCCATCGCCGCCTATTGGACGGGCAACTACCGTGAGGCGAGGATTGCGGGAGGTCAGTTGCTCAACGACAAGAAGTTCCCCGAGGATCAGAGGGAGCGCATCGAAGCCAACCTCAAGTTCTCCACCGATGCGCTTCTGTCAGAGGGCGGCTGACAGCCGCTAAATAGTGGGAGCCGCCCAATGAGGAACTACCACTAATGGCATTCAGCGCAATCCCGATCTTCCCCACCGAGAGCAGCAGCGTCAGGGGCAGCAGGATACTCAAGACTTGGACGGTGCCCCTCGGGCATCCGTTCGTGGTCGGCAGCATCGTGACCTACACGGGCGGCGTGACGGGATTCGCACTCGGTCGTGCGAACAGTCTCGGCGGCAGTCAGACGGTCGGTGTGGTCGAGGAGATCGGGGATCAGACCATAACGGTCGTGTATCAAGGCGACATCGACTTCTCGGGCTACAGCCTGAATGTCGATGACGGCAACACGAGCCTCACCGCAGGAACGGTCTACTACCTGTCCCCGACGAACTCGGGATACCTTGCGGCGCAGCGTCCTTCGGATGGGTTGTCGTATGTGCAGCCTGTCCTCGTCGCCACGAACTCGAACAAGGCTGTGGTGGTCAACTCGCTCTCTCAAGCGAGTTCCTCGGCATCGGTGTTCAGTCCCGTGGGCACCATGCTCCCGTGGGCGGGCAGTCAGTACACGGTTCCCTCGACTTGGCGCATGTGTGACGGCGAGGCTGTTCGCAAGACCGCAGCCAATCCCTCCGACAATGTTGACTACTCGACCCTCTACGGAGTAGTGGGGGACAAGTACAGGGTCACGGGAATCGCATCCTCTACCACGGGACCAAGTGGGAACCCGTACCGTGACATCGTCATTTCGTTCTCTAGCGAGGGTCACGAGGACTATACGCCGATCTCGGCGCACGGACTCGTGAGTGCCTACGGCAACGACACCTACAAGGACTACAAGATCGGATGGGGCGGCACGAACGACTATGCCGTGGCAAGCCTCACGGCGGCTTCCTCGGGAACGGTCAGGTTCCAATTCCGCTCGGCATACCCAGGCACCTCGGTTGTCAACTTCCTCGGAGCCTCGCCTAGCGGCATCGTCACGGTCCAATCGCTCTCGACGGGAGAGGTTTCGGGCTACACCTCGCAGCGGTTCTTCATCCCCGACATGCGGGGTCGTACCGTGTTCGGCGTGGGCTATTCGTCGGGTCTGTCGGAACTGAACCGTGGTCAGATCGGTGGAGACGACACGCACCTCCTCACCACGGACGAGATTCCCGACCACAACAACAAGTACTACGCCTCGCAGTCGGTGGGTAGCGGTGGTGCAGGAACCCGCCGCACGATTGATGCGGGCACCCGAACCACGGATTCGTTCGAGACGCTCGACGCAGCGTACACCGCAGACAATGTGGCGATCAGCATGATGCCGCCGTATGTGGCGGCGAATTGGATCATCCGCCACCGTCAGTTCGAGGGAGTGGGGATCGAAGTCGGTCCCCAAGGAGCGCAAGGCGCAACGGGAAGCGGTGCCACGGGTGCGATTGGCTCCACGGGTGCCACGGGTCGTGGGGTGCAGAACTTCGGTCTGTCGGGCGGCGGCTACCTCGTGGGCGAGTACATCTTCGCCAACGGAACCACGCAGGGCTTCATCGTCGGATGGGTGGTCGGTTCAACGGGCACGAACGGAACGAACGGAACGACGGGACCAACGGGACCGAAGCCGCCGATCATCTTCAGCGGTCAACCGACCCTCGACCGAATCTACTTCGCAGCCTCCTCCAACTTCAAGGATGGCATCCTAGGCAACCCCGCTGCGGGGATTCTGCCTCCGTACAACCTCTCGACGGATGGGCTGTTCCCAACCGACTTCACCTACGGAATGTCGGTGCTGAGTGCCACGGGCATCGCACCCGAGGCGAGGGGTGCGTTCTACTTCCGTGACCCTGCCAACATCCCGAACGAGTACACCTTCACCTACGGCTCGACCGAGGCGAAGCCGAGCAATCCGAATGAGCCGATCAGCCGTGACAGGGTCAACAACCTGTCCGTGATCAACAACGGTGCGGAGGCTTTGGGAACCCCCCTCGCCATCATCTTGACTCCAGGCGTCTACACGATGGACAAGCCGTGGTTCAACCACATCTCCCGTGACCTCTACATCGGGGCGGAGAACAACACGGTCGTCACGCAGACGGTCAAGGGAGTCACGATCCTGCCCTCGTATCTCTCCACGGGTGCGACGAGCGTCAGCGGATTCGCCATGCGTTTCAACATCGGCACGGGTCAGTCGATGGTCGCCGCCACGGGTTCGGCTCTCGTGGTGAAGCCTCCCTTCACGATCACCAACGGTCTGACGGGCGCATTCGGTCTTTCCGCATCCATCGACGGAATGACGGCGGGAGTTGCGGGCTTCTTCAACCGTGTTGCGGGCGCATATGTCGTGAGGGGCATCAGCGGCAGCACGATGACCGTCGATGTCCGAAACGAGGGTGGGTTGACTTGGACGGCGTACCTCAACAACACCTACACGAACTACCTCAACACCCTTGATGTGTACCGTGTGACCGTCCATACGACCTCGCAGGGCGGTGCGCTCTTCACAGACCGCAACACCCGCACATTCGTCGGAGATTGGTCGATCCTCGGAACCGACATGGACGGTATCGCCCTCGTCAACGATGCGGGTGCCACGACCCTCAGCGATCCGAGCCTGTCGGGGACGAACCCAAACGGACAATGGTCGAACGCCACCGCCATTCAGACGGACGGAGGCATCGTCCGTGCCAAGGGCTGCGCCATCGTGGGCTATCCCGTTGCGGCACACGCCTACAACGGGGGTTCGATCACGCTCGGACATTGTGCGGTCAGCAACTCGTACTACGGATTCGCCCTCGACAGCGGTGCGAACGGCAGGGTAGAGGGAACCGTCATCTCCCATACTGCGATCCCCGTGATTGCGGAGAACGCCACGAATGTGACCTTGACGCACGACCTCGTCAACGGCGGCAAGACCGCCTTGGTCGGCAACAAGGGTTCCGTCTGCGCCATCAACTCCAACCTTGAGGTCGGTAGCACCAACATCATCGGTGCGGGCATCTTTGCGGAGAATGCGAATGTCAAGATTCGACCGTTCACCCGCATCCTCTCGACGCTCGACACGGGCAAGGGCGGATTGCAGGAGGGAGTCGTCGATGCCGTACTCTCGAACAAGTTCGCCGTCCTCGGGATCAACTCGAATGTGAGCAGCCCCGACATGTACGGTGTCCCGAGCATCAGCGGAATCGACCCTGTCACGAACATCAAGACGACCAAGTTCGTCGGTCAGGGAACGATCCAAGGCATCAACTCCAAGATCGTCGTCACCTACGACAGGACGGCGTTCACCCCAATCGTGGACAGCACCTTGGGCGATGCCATCAAGGGCAACAACACGCAGATTCCGATTCAGTAATGTTCAAGCACTACGGGGACACCATCTACCTCGACGGCATGGAGATTCCCCTCTCCACCTTCATGCGGCTTGAGCCTTCGTATCAATACCCGAGCGACCTGGTGGTCATGTTCTACGACGGTCAGCGGAGGAACTACAGGACGAAGCACCGCTCTTGGTCGCTCAACGGCGCATGGGCGGAGGGCGACCGCTACCTCTCTAGGATCGGTGAGTTCTCACGGCTCCTAGCGGAGGAGAAGGTCGAGGAGGTAGCCGTTGCCGAGGCTGTCGCCAAGGCGAAGTCGGAGGTCGAGTCGGCGGCTTTGGCTAAATACCCCGTGAAGGGGGGAAAGCCTCATGTCGAGTTGCACGAGCGGACTGATCTCAACGAGGGCGGAACTGAAGGAGTACGCTCTAAGGGCAAACGGTCATCCCGTAGTCGAGATAAACATAGCGGATGAGCAACTTGAGGATCGCATCAACGATGCCCTCCAATTCTTCTCCGAGTACCACTTCGACGGTGTCGAGAAGGTCTACCTGAAGTACAGGTTGTCGCAGACCGACATCGACAACGGATACATCTCCTTCACCGCTGACAACACGGTCACGCAGAACGCCGATGGGTCGGGCTTTCAGGATGCCGAGGCTACGCAGACGAGCGTCGATCCCGACTGCCCCGAGAATGTCCTGCTTCAGAACCTCATCGTCAGCGTGACCCGCATCTTCCCGTTCACGCAGCAATCGGTGGGCATGTTCGATGTGCGCTACCAATACGCCCTGAACGACCTGTACACCTTCGGCACCATCGACTTGGTGCAGTACGACATGACGCAGCAATACCTTCAGTTGCTCCGTCAATTCCTCTCCCCCGACAAGAGCATCCGCTTCAGCCGTGTCGCCAACAAACTCTACCTTGACAGCGACAAGCGGCAGTTGAACCCTGGGATGTACCTCATCATTGAGGCGTACCGCATCCTCGACCCCCGTGTCTACCCCGAGGTCTACAACGACCGCCTCCTCAAGAAGTACTGCGTCACGCTCGTGCGGTGGCAATGGGGCGTGAACCTCTCCAAGTACAGCGGGATCAAGTTGCCTGGCGACATCACGCTCGACGGACAGTCGATGATGCGTGACGCATGGCAGCACAAGGACGAGATTGAGAAGGAGATCATCTCTAGGGGCGAACTCCCCGTTGACTTCATCGTCGGATAAGGAACAGCATGGCTCTCAACCCGTACATCAGGGTCAACAGCAAGACCTACCAACCCGAGAGGAACCTCATTGAGGAACTCACGGTGGAGGCGATCAAGATTTACGGTCACGAGATGTACTACATCCCTAGGGACTTGGTGAAGCGGGACGACCTCTTCGGTGAGTCGAGGTACTCACGCTTCGTCACCTTCAAGATGATTGAGATGTACATGGACACGACCACCGCCTTCGAGGGCGGGGACACCTTCACGAAGTTCGGCTTCGAGATTCGGGACAGCGTGAAGTTCACCGTGTCTAGGAAGCGGTTCAAGCGTGAGACGGGGATGGATCGACCGCTTGAGGGCGACCTGCTCTACTTGCCGATCAGCAAGGGTCTGTTCGAGGTCAAGTTCGTCGAGCATGAGAACCCGTTCTACCAACTAGGCAAACTGTACTCGTACCAACTCACCTGCGAACTGTTCCAATACTCGGAGGAGGACTTCGATACGGGGGTGCCCGAACTCGACGCAATCAACGACGAGACGGGGTTCAAGGTCAACCTCGACTTGGGAGGACTCTATGGAGGAGGAACTTTTGCAGAGGGCGACCTCGTATACCAACACGAGGATGGAGCGGCTACGGGAGGAACTGCGGGAGCGTCTGCAAGGGCGGTGGTCTTCTCGTATGACTCTTATGAGAATCCGAACCGAATATCTCTATCCGATGTTGTTGGTACTTGGCTCTCGGAGACGGCAGCGGGAGCAACCGCCTACATAGCCAAAGCCGACAACAGCGTCTATGCGCCAATCGTCGGCAAGGACGACACGATGGGCATCCTCGACGAGGCGAAGAACGAGCAGATCGAAACCGAGTCGGACACGGTCTTCAACTTCGACGAGTCCAACCCGTTCGGGGACCCGTGATCCATGCTTGAGTACTACTACCACGGCACGGTCAGGAAGGTCGTAGTCGCCTTCGCATCGCTCTTCAACAGCATCTATGTGTCGAGGAGGGACGAGGGCGGCAGCGAGATAGAGCGCATCCGTGTCCCCATCGCATACGGTCCGCAGCAGAAGTTCCTGCGGAGGCTCGACAGGATCGGCACCGACTTCGACCAACAGGCGGTGAGGGTTGAGAACTACCTCCCCCGACTGTCCTTCGAGATCAACACGCTTCAGTACGACTCGTCTAGGAAACTGAACAGCATCCAACAGACCGTGGCGTACAACGCCGCCGACAGGGGTTCCCTCAAGCGGCGGTACGAGCGTGTCCCGTACAACATGAACATGACCCTCGGTGTCATGGCGAAGACGATGGACGACTCGCTTCAGATCGTGGAGCAGATCATCCCGTACTTCACCCCCGAGTATGTGTTCACGATCAAGGCGATAGACGGGATGGACATGGATGTGGACATCCCCATCGTCCTCTCGTCCGTCTCGCTGACTGAGGGCGACGATGGCTCCTACGGCGACTACTCGACGAGGAAGATCAACTTCGCCAACCTTCAGTTCAGCGCAAAGATGTACCTCTACGGACCGATCAAGACGGCACCCGTGATCCTGAACTCGGATGTGAACATCTACAGGATAGAGGACTTCGGGAAGGACACCGCCGACATCAAGAAGTACGCCGATGTGGGCGTTTCGGCTGCGGCGGGCATGACTGCGGGCGGCTATGCGCCGTCCCTCACGGCGGGATGGACGGGGGCGGGTGCCACCCATGCCGAGGTCTTCATCCGTGAGTACCCGCCGACACCTTGGGGAACATGATGGAGGACGGAGTGAACGACATCGACATGAACATCGCAAGGACATTGGGGATCGACCCCTCGCCCGTGCCCGTGGGCGCACCCGTGCAGGAAGTGCTTCCCGTGCGCACGGGCGGGTACACGGCGCAGGATGCCGACAGGGACTACTCCGAGGTGCGCAGGAACCTCAAGTGCCTCATTGAGAAGTCGCAGGAGGCGATTGAGGGCATCGTGGAACTCGCCCGTGACAGCCAACAGCCCCGTGCCTACGAGGTCGTGGCGCAGTTGGTGCAGTCGAGCCTTGAGGCGAACACACGGCTGATCGACCTCCACCGCAGGATGAAGGACATCCGCAGGGAGGAGGTCACGAACAAGACCACGAATGTGACCAACAACTCCATCTATGTGGGCAGCACCGCCGAGTTGCAGAAGATGATCAAGGCGCAGCGGAAGGCGATTCAGGACGGCGAGGAGGCTGCGGGTGACAAGGGCGACTGACCATGAGACATACATGGGCAACCCGCTCCTCAAGGGCGAGTATGTCCAGCAGGAGTTCACCAAGGAGCAACTTGAGGAATACATCAAGTGTTCCGAAGACCCCGTCCACTTCATTGAGAACTACATCAAGGTCGTGACCATCGACCACGGTCTAGTTCCGTTCACGATGTACGATTGGCAGAGGCAGATCGTCAGGTCGGTCTTCGACAACCGATTCGTCATCTGCAAGATTCCCCGTCAGAGCGGCAAGACCACCACCTTGGTGTCCTGCATCCTGCACCTCGTCCTGTTCAACTCGGACTACAAGGCTGCGATCCTCGCCAACAAACTGAAGACGGCGACCGAGATCATGGACAGGGTCAAGATCGCCTACGAGAACCTGCCGAAGTGGCTGCAACAGGGCGTGAAGGAATGGAACAAGACCTCGGTGACCTTGGAGAACGGCTCCAAGATCATCTGCTCGTCCACCTCGTCCTCCGCCGTCCGTGGCTCGGCGTACAACTTCCTCCTCCTAGACGAGTTCGCCTTCGTCCCCGATCAGATCGCAGAGCAGTTCTTCGCATCGGTATACCCGACGATCACCTCGGGAAAGACCTCCAAGACGGTGCTTGTCTCCACCCCAAACGGGCTGAACCTGTTCTACAAGATGTGGCAGAACGCCAAGAACGGGAAGAGCGAGTTCAAGGCGGTCGAGGCGCATTGGTGGCAGGTTCCAGGTCGTGACGAGAGGTTCAAGCAGACGACCATCGCCAACACCTCCGAGCGGCAATGGATGTCGGAGTACGAGTGCGAGTTCCTCGGGTCGCAGGAAACCCTGATCAGGGCTTCCAAGATCGCCGCCCTCGCCTTCGCCACCCCGATATTGGAGACTGAGGACGGTCTTGCGGTCTACGAGCATCCGATCAAGGGTCACATCTACGCCACCTGCGTGGATTCCTCCCGCTCAATCGGTCAGGACTACAACGCCCTAACGGTCGTGGATGTGACCGCCGTCCCCTACAAGGTGGTCGCCAAGTACCGCTCGAACACCATCCCCGTCCCGATCTTCCCCGAGATGATCAGGACGATAGCCACGAAGTACAACGAGGCGTACTGCCTCATAGAGATCAACGACACGGGACAACAGGTGTCGGACATCCTCAAGGACGAACTCGAATACGAGAATGTGATCACCATCTCCATCAAGGGCAAGAAGGGTCAGCGGGTGGGCGAGGGCTTCGGCGGGGGCAGGGTGTACGGCGGCGTGAAGATGTCGAGTCAGGTCAAGAAGACGGGGTGCCTGATCCTGAAGGAGATGATCGAATCGGACAAGTTGATCGTCAACGACTTCGACATCATCGCTGAAATCTCGACCTACATCCTCAAGGCGGGGTCATACGAGGCGACCGAGGGCTACCACGACGACCTGATCGCCACCTTGGTCATGTTCGGGTGGCTGACCACGCAGGAGTACTTCAAGGACTTGGTCAACCTAGATGTCCGCAAGCGGCTCTTCGACGAGAAGATCAAGAAGTTGGAGGAGGACATGGTTCCCTTCGGCTTCATGGATATGGGAGAGGACGAGTTGGTCGAGGCGGCGAGGATGCTGTCAAGCGAACCCGCCCTCAAGCCCAAGGAATCCAAGAGGAGCAGGTCTTGGATGGACGATGCCGACGAGGTCTTGCGGGAGTGAAATCCTGTAGCGGCTAAATATCCCCGTTACCTACCAAGGAGAGAAGAGAAATGGCATTCCAACTCAGCCCAGGCGTGAATGTTACGGAGAAGGATCTGACGACCATCGTCCCCTCGGTCGCTTCGACCAATGCGGGATTCGTAGGACTCTTCAATTGGGGACCTTGCAACAAGCGCATCCTTGTTGACAGCGAGAACAACCTCGTCCAACTCTTTGGCACTCCTGACGATGGGAACGCCGAATGGTGGTTCTCCGCCGCCAACTTCCTCGGCTATGGCAACAACCTTCAGGTCGTCCGTTCCAAGGTCGGCGGCATGGTGAACGCCAATCCTCTCTCGTACACGATGGGTGGATCGACCGCCTCGACCGCAAACTGCCTCATTGAGAACGATGACAAGGTCGAGTTTGCCGATGTGACCCTCTTGGGAGCCTTCACGGCTAGGTATCCTGGTGCGATTGGCAACAGCCTCCAAGTCCAAATCTGCGGATCGGCTACTGCCAACAGCACGGGTGGATACACCGCTGCGGGCGTTCAGTTCAGCGATTGGGACTACGGCGATCAGTTCGACCGTGTGCCGTCTACCACGGAGTATGTCAGCAATCTCGGCGGTGCGAATGACGAGTTCCACCTCGTCGTGATCGACAAGGGCGGTCTGTTCTCGGGAACGCCTGGCACGGTGCTTGAGCGTTTCCAAAATCTCTCCGTCCTGCCGACCGTCACGGACACCCTCGGCAACAGCGTCTGCTACTACGACAAGATCAACAGGGAGTCGAAGTACATCTTCGCCCTGCCGAAGGACACCACGACTTCGTTCAGCGACATCTTCATCGGTGGAACGGGTGCATGGAGCAGCGCAACCGACAATTGGCAGTACGACCAATCGGCTGCGGGCGGTCTGTCCTCGTCGGCTGCGACCAATGTCACCAACGCCTCGTTCGGAGTCGGCGTGTTCGACCTTTCGTCGGGCAACAACGGCGATACCGCTCTTCTGAACAACTACACGCATATCGCCCTCGGACAAGACCCCGATGACGATCCCGAGGGCTACTACCTCTTCCAAGACTCGGACACCGTCGATGTGAACCTCATCATCGGCGGTCCCGAGAAGGACTTCACGCCGAACGCCGATCTCACCCACGAGGAGACTGGTCTTGTCGGACCTGCCATCAAGGACATCGTGGATGCCCGCAAGGACTGCGTTGCGTTCCTCTCGGTTCCGAACAAGAACCCGAACGACACCGATGCGAACAAGATGAACCGTGCGATCCAATACAGGAACAACATCGGCTCGTCCTCGTACTGCGTTATCGACTCGGGCTACAAGTACATGTACGATGTCTACAACGACACCTACCGTTGGGTGCCGCTGAACGGAGACATTGCGGGACTCTGCGCCCGCTCCGATGCGAACTTCGACCCGTGGTTCAGTCCCGCAGGGTTCAACCGTGGTCAGATTCGTGGCGTTGTCAAGTTGGCGTTCCAACCCCGTCAATCGACTAGGGACACGCTCTACAAGAACAACATCAATCCCGTCGTGACCTTCTCGGGAGAGGGCACCGTCCTCTACGGCGACAAGACCGCCCTCACAAAGTCGTCCGCCTTCGACCGCATCAATGTCCGCCGCCTCTTCATCGTGCTTGAGAAGGCGATCTCGACCGCTGCCAAGTACAGCCTCTTCGAGTTCAACGATGCCTTCACCCGTGCGCAGTTCCGCAGCCTGATCGAACCGTTCCTCCGTGATGTTCAGGCTCGTCGTGGCATCTTCGACTTCAAGGTCGTGTGCGACGAGAAGAACAACACCCCCGAGGTGATCGACAGCAACAGGTTCGTGGCTGACATCTACATCAAGCCGAACCGCAGCATCAACTTCATTCAGTTGAACTTCGTCGCCACCAAGACGGGCGTGAACTTCAACGAATTCGGTGCCTGATCGTGATGATGGAAACCCCGCTACATAAAGAGAAGGAGTCCTAAATGTCACAGTTCAGCATCGACGCATTCCGTGCCAACCTCATCAACGGTCTTGCGAGGAACAACCTGTTCCTCGTCCAAGGCAACTTCCCTGGGAACAGCGTCGGCGCAATCCAAGGTGCGGCGGCTGTCGCAGGTGCCCTCTTCGGGGGTGCGGTCGGCGGTGCGGTGAACAACACCATCGCAGCGGTCGGCGGAGGCAACCCGAGTTCGCAGATTTCGTTCCTCTGCAAGTCTTCGAGGATTCCCTCGTCCACGATAGGCGTGAACAACGCCTTCTACATGGGTAGGGCTTTCAAGTACCCAGGCGACAAGTCCTTCGCTGATTGGTCGATGACTTGCTACAACGACGGCACCTACGGTCTGCGCAAGGCGTTCGAGTCGTGGATGAACCTGATGAACACGAACCGAACCAATGTCGGTCCGAACGCCATGAATGGCTTTATGACCGATTGGACGGTGACTCCGCTCACCCGTGAAGGTAATCCCATCGCCCGCTACAAGTTGGTCGGATGCTGGCCGACCACCATGAACGAGATCACCCTCGACATGGCTGCGCAGTCCGAGCCTTCCACCTTCGATGTCACGATCTCGTATCAGTACTTCGAGGTCGATGGCGTGACCACCTAACCCCACGGAGGGACTCTACATCATGGAACTCTTTGGCTTCAGCCTAGGGCGCAGCAAGAAGCAGAAGGCACAGGACAAGGCGACGAAGTCGTTCGTCGTGCCCACCTTCGACGACGGAGCGATCCCCGTCGAGGCGGGCGGCTTCTACGGTCAGTATGTCGATCTCGACGGCACCGTCCGCAACGACTTTGAACTCACGATGAAGTACCGTGAGATGGCGCAGGACCCCATCGTGGAGGTCGCCATCGACGACATCGTGAACGAGTCGATCATCATGGGCGAGAAGAAGTCGCCCGTGAAGATTCTCCTCGACAGGCTCGACACGCCCGACTCGGTCAAGCAGAAGATTCACGACGAGTTCCGCAACCTCCTGCGGGTCATGCAGTTCGAGACGAAGGGTGCCGAAATCTTCCGCCGTTGGTATGTGGACGGCAAGATTTTCTTCCACATCATCATCGACGAGGAGAACCCGCAGAAGGGCATCCTTGAGATGCGGTATGTCGATCCGATGAACATTCAGAAGATCAGGGAGTACAAGAAGGAAACCCTGAAGAACGGCACGAAGGTCATCACGGGGTACAAGGACTTCTACCTCTACAACAAGGACAACCCCCGTGCGGGCGGCAACGCTGCGGGCATCAAGATCAGCGAGGATGCAATCGCATTCTGCTCGTCGGGACTCATGGACAGCCGCTACAAGCGCACCGTGGGCTTCCTCCACAAGGCGATCAAGCCGCTGAACCAACTGCGGATGCTTGAGGATGCCATCGTCATCTACCGCATCTCCCGTGCGCCCGAGAGGCGCATCTTCTACATTGATGTCGGCAACCTCCCCAAGACCAAGGCGGAGCAGTATGTCAAGGACCTGATGAACCGCTACCGCAACCGCCTCGTCTACGATGCGGGCACGGGCGAGGTGAGGGACGACAAGAAGTTCATGTCGATGCTTGAGGACTATTGGCTCCCCCGCCGTGAGGGTAGCCGTGGAACCGAGATCACAACCCTACAGGGCGGGGCGAACCTCGGTGAACTCACCGATGTCATCTACTTCCAGAAGAAGTTGTACCGCTCCCTCTGCGTCCCCGCAAGCCGCCTTGAGCAGGACAAGAGTTTCCACCTCGGTCGCTCGACGGAGATCACCCGTGACGAGGTTCGGTTCACGAAGTTCGTCCACAGGCTCCGCACCAAGTTCAGCGAACTGTTCTTCGACATCCTCAAGAAGCAGTTGATCCTCAAGAAGATCATCACTCAGGACGAGTGGCTTGAGATGAAGGAGGCGATCTACTTCGACTTCCTCAAGGACAACCTCTTCACGGAACTCAAGAACGCCGAGGTCCGCAAGCAGCAGGTCGAGGAGTTGGGGAACATCAAAGCCTACATAGGTAAGTACTACTCGCACCAATGGGTGCGGAAGAATGTGCTTGGATTCAGCGAGTCGGACATCAAGCAGATGGACAAGGAGATCGAAGCCGAGCGCAACCAAGGCAAGATCGAACCCGACAACAGCCAATTCGGGCTTGCATGAGCCGCACAAGGGGAACGGATGGGATCGAACGAAGGTCAATCTCTCAACTCGGCAATCGACGCTGCGGGCGAAGGCAACGCATCGGGGTTCAGGGATGCCGTCCGTGCCGAACTCTACGGCAGGGTGAAGTCCCACCTCGACGGTCTGCGGGTCGAGATGTCGGAGTCTGTGCTAGGTGAGAACCTCACGGGCGCACCGTCAGCCCCGCCGACCACGAAGCCGATCAAGGCGGGCGACCTCCGAATCGTCCCCACCGCTGCGGGTGCCGCCAAGGACGACATGAGCCTCGACCCGAACTTCGAGAAGGAGTTCTTCGTCAAGACCGTGCCGTACAAGAATCAGAAGATCACCATCAAGCAGTTGGGGACGGGCTTCGGCAAGCCCGTGAGGATGTACATCAACGACCGCAGGTGGGAGTTCTTCCCAGGCCCGAAGGTCGGCATCAAGGCTGCGCAGCAATACATCGACGAGTTGCTCAAGGATGTCAAGAAAGACCCGCAACTCGCCGCTGCCATGACCCAGCAAATCAAGCAGGACAAGGCTGCGGGCGTATCGACCGTCGCCGCCCCCGTGGATGCGGGCAAGCCGAACGAGGTGGCTGACGCTGCCGTCAAGCATGCGGATGCGGCACTCAAGCACAAGGAACTGAAGACGGGCATCCCTGCGGGCGGCAAGAAGCCCGCCGCAGCCCCCAAGGCTCCGAAGCCCCCTGCCGCACCGAAGCCGCCCAAGCCGAAGCCTACGAAGGAAGTGAAGCCGCAATGAGCCACATGGACGACCTCAACGCCCTCATGTCGAGGGTCAACAAGAGCGGGGACAAGGATTCGATCAAGTTCGTCAGGAAGTTGATCGCAGCGGTCAAGGAAGGCGACAAGGGTGCCGTCAAGGGCATCGTCCACTTCAACAGGGATCGGGCGAACCTAGTCCCCTCATCGGTCACCAAGTGGCTCAAAGAGGAAGCGATGGGAGAAGGTTGGGGTGATTTGGGTAGAACGCAACTAGGCACGATCACGCTCAAGTTCCACTTCGATGGCAACGAGAAACTCGCCACCTTGAGGACTTTCGTCAAGAGGTTCGGAGCCAAGGTCGAGGTCACGAAGAGGCGGAGCGGCGGCAGCGGCTACACGGAAGGTCTAGTGGTTCGTCCACCCGACCGTGCCATGAGTACCCAGCAGGACTTCGACTCGCTGAAGCCGATCAAGCACCAACTCATCGACGCAATCAGGCAAGCGGGGGCTACTTACGAAGACCCCGAGGGAATGTGGACAAGGGGAGGAAACATGGCGAACTCATACGAAGCAGAAGGCGATGACATCCAAGAGGACGAGTGGGGCGGCGGCTTTCAGAGTTCCGCAGATGCCCACAGGGAAGTCCAAGCGGGTCTGAAGGCTGACTTCAACCGCAATCGGGCAAAGACTCTTGCGCTCATGGTTCAAGTCATCCGTGGGGAAATCAGCAAGCAGAAGTTCAAGAAACTCACGGGCAGCAGTTTCGATGACCTGATGAAGAACGCTACATGGTACATCAACCAAATCAAGAGGATGCCGAAGTCGAAACTCGCTCCCGTCGCTCCCGCTGCGCCTACCGCCAAGGAAAGCGTGGACACGGACATCCAAGAGAAGGTCGAGATCGACGGTCGCACCCGCATGTACAGGGAAACCGTGATGCGGCTTGAGCAAGCACGGAAGATCAGGGAAGGAAGGGCTAAGGCTATGCAGGAGAACCGATTCGGTGGTCTGTACGACGATGGCAGCGGCAAGGGAGCGATGATCCCCGCCCCCGTGGACTTCAACTTCCACGAGGCGATGAAGGCGGTCGAGAAGTACCGCTCCCTCCGTGAGAAGAAGAAGACCCTCTTCGGTGCCCCCAAGGGCAAGATGGAGGACTTGAATGCTGCTGTCGCCATGAAGGACGGCAAGTTCTCCATGCAGGAGACGAAACTCTCCCCGAAGCAGAAGGAGTACAGGCAGTTCTTCGCCAAGGCTCTGAAGAAGTTCGGGCACAAGTCCCCCGCCGACATGGATGACGGCGAGAAGAAGAAGTTCTTCAATTGGGTCGAGAAGAATTGGAAGGGCTGATGCCGAAGGTCACGGTCAAGTTCAAGGGAGCCAAGTCGGCGGGCGAGTTCGCCGCCAACTTCGCCATTTTGGATGACGGGGCGAAGGTCACCACGAGCGGCAGTTCCGCAACGGTGACCTCGTCGAACCCCAAGACCGTGGCTCTCGTCAAGCAGATGGCGAGGGACATCGTGGAGGACAGGAGGTTCGGCGGCATGGTCGATGCCATGCTCGGAACCATCCGAACCTGCCTCTCGGAGGACAGGGCTGTGCAGATGAGCCTCTTGGACGGCTCCGTGCAGACGATGTCTCCCGCACACGCACAGGCGTTCGCCCGTGCGCACGACAGGCTGAACGAGGAAAACCAAGGGGCGTTCCTGATACTCGCATCGGAGAGCAAGGATGCGTATGCCCGATGCTTGGGCTTCGCAAGGAAGAACGAGGAAACCTACTAATGGGCTACACGCAGATCGTCAAGACACAGAAGCGCATCGTCTTCTCCGCCAACGGCACGAACACGGGCATCGGGGCGACCACCTCCGCATTCATTGATGTGGACGGACTGACCGCCACCTACGGCATCGCCAAGGGCTTGCAGTATGTGAGGGAGTCGGGAATCACCAACGGATCGCCCTCCGTGTCCCGCATCGTGTCGGGATCGACCGCCTTCAATGTGCAGTTGTCGGGTCACATCGTGTTCACGGGACAGGCTGCGGGCGAGTACAACTTCGAGCGTTGGACGCTAAAGGCTCCGCAGGGAATCGACCCGAACGGCACTATCGGCATCAATGCGGGTGCGGGCACGGTCATCGTCGAGGTAGTCCTCTGACGGGGATTGATAAATAAGCCGAAAGGGAGAAGAAATGAAACTGATCTGCGAGGTAAACGAGGGTATTGAGGTGCTGACCGAGGAGAAGAACGGTCAGAGGCAGTACTTCATCGAAGGCACCTTCCTCCAATGCGACATCAAGAACCGCAACGGTCGCATCTACGAACACAAAATGCTGACCGAGAAGGTCAACAACTACATCAAGGAGTTCGTGCAGCCCCGCAGGGCGTTCGGTGAACTCGGTCACCCCGAGGGACCGACCATCAACCTTGAGCGTGTGTCCCACATGATCATGGAACTCGCCCCCGATGGGAAGAACTTCTACGGCAAGGCGAAGATCACGGACACCCCCTACGGCAAGATCGTCAAGAACCTCATCGACGAGGGTGCGAAGTTGGGAGTCTCGTCCCGTGGTGTCGGCTCCCTTGAGGAGCGCAACGGTGCGTCCTATGTCAAGGACGACTTCAGGCTCTCGACCGCCGCCGACATCGTCGCTGACCCCTCCGCCCCCGAGGCTTTCGTGCGTGGCGTGATGGAGGGTCGGGAGTGGATCTACGAGAACGGTCTGCTCGTCGCCAAGGAGATCGACGAGATCAAGGATCGGATCAGGAAGACCTCGGCAAGGAAGTTGGAGGAGGCGAAGATGGACGCTTTCAGGCGTTTCATCGGTCGTCTCTGACCACCAATCCAACCCGATGCCTACATAACAATCACCAAGGAGTACCCATGGATTACGAGAGCAATGACGAGATCGAAGAGATCATCCTCGACGAGGAGGACGATGACACCTCCATCGAAGAGGCTGATTCCAGGAGCATGCAGATGGCGAACCTGAATGCCAAGCGTGGCGGGGTCGTGAATGCGAATCCCTCTGCCGCTAGCGGTGTCGCCAACGCCTCCCCTGCGGGAGCGGGCAGCGGCAAGTACGCAGGTCTGTACAAGGACGGAACGGGTGGCGGCGTGATCGTCCCCGAACCCGTCGATACGGGTGTTCCTGCGGGCGATGCCAAGAAGAAGTTCAGCGCAAGCGTCAAGGCGAAGAAGGCGATGCGTGGCGAGGATGTGGATGTCCACATGGATGCCATGTTCGACGGCGAGGACCTCAGCGAGGACTTCAAGAACAAGGCTGCGACCATCTTCGAGGCTGCGATCAACGAGCGTGTCGAGTCGATCCGCACCGAACTTGAGGAGGAGTACAGCAACCGCCTCGTCAGCGAGATTGAGGAGAACAAGAAGTCTCTCACCGAGCAACTCGACTCCTACCTCTCGTATGTCGTGCAGGAGTGGATGGAGGAGAACCGCCTCGCAGTCGAGAAGGGCATCCGCACCGAGATTGCCGAGGGCTTCATGGAGGGACTCCGCAACCTCTTCACCGAGCATGACATCATGGTTCCCGAGTCGAAGGTGGACATTGCCGACCAACTCGCTGAAACCGCCGATGGACTCAAGTCCCGCCTCGACGAGGAGATGCGCAAGAACATCGAACTGACCGAGCAGGTCAGGGAGTTCCGCCGCCATCAAATCCTCGACGAGATGAGCGACGACCTCACCCTCTCGCAGAAGGAGCGTTTCCGCACCCTTGCGGAGGGCGTGAGCATCGAAGGCGGCGACGACGACATCCGCAGGAAGTTGGGTGTCATCCGTGAGTCGTACTTCAACGGCAGGGGTAGGCAGACCATCCTCACCGAGGAGACTGCCGCCACCGTGGAGGAAGGCATCGACGAGGAGCCGACCTCGGCTCAATCTCAACAGTACATCAGCGAGTCGATGAAGGCTTATGCCGACACGCTGCGCAGGATTTCCAAGCGGTAAGCAACCGCTGCACTAGATACAAACAACCTTTTCAGACAAGGGAGAAGACAAAGCAATGGAACTGACGATTTCCGAAGCCCTTCAGAAGAAGTGGCAACCCATCCTTGAACACGCTGACTTGCAGCCGATCAAGGACCCGTACCGCAAGGCGGTTACGACCATGCTCCTTGAGAATCAGGAGCAGTACCTCCGTGAGGCTGCGCCCACCAACTTCAGCGGTGCGCAGATCGGCGGACAGGAAGGCGGCGGCAATGTGGCTCGTTGGGACCCGATCCTGATCAGCCTCGTTCGCCGTGCGATGCCGAACCTGATCGCCTACGACATCTGCGGCGTTCAGCCGATGAGCGGTCCCACGGGACTGATCTTCGCCATGCGCAGCCGCTACATCAACCAAACGGGTTCCGAGGCTCTCTACCAAGAGGCTGACACGGCGTTCGGTGGCTCGGGTTCGTCGGGTTCGACCGCTCAAGGCGTGAACACGACCGATCCGTTCGACATCAGCGGCGTTGATCCGTTCGGTTCGGGTGCCCTTTCCGCCGCTACGGGTGTGAAGGGAACTGCGGGCTACACCACCTACAAGGGTGAAGCCCTCGGTGACGCTGCGGGCAATCCGTTCCCGCAGATGGCGTTCAGCATTGAGAAGACGACCGTCGAGGCGAAGACCCGTGCGCTCAAGGCTGAGTACACGATGGAACTCGCCCAAGACCTCAAGGCGATCCACGGTCTTGATGCCGAGACGGAACTCGCCAACATCCTGTCGAGCGAAATCCTCGCAGAGATCAACCGTGAGGTCGTCCGTGTCATCTACGCCAACGCCAAGTTGGGTGCCAAGAGCGGCACCACGCAGACGCAGGGCGTGTTCGACCTGAATGTCGATTCCAACGGTCGTTGGTCGGTCGAGAAGTTCAAGGGTCTGCTCTTCCAGATTGAGCGTGAGTGCAATCAGATCGCCAAGGAGACTCGCCGTGGCAAGGGCAACTTCATCGTTTGCTCGTCGGATGTCGCCTCGGCTCTGTCGATGGCGGGTGTCCTCGACTACGCCCCCGCCCTCAGCACCAACCTCAATGTGGACGACACGGGCAACACCTTCGCAGGTGTCCTCAACGGCAAGTTGCGTGTCTACATCGACCCGTACTCGTCGATGACCACCTCATACGACTTCTTCATGGCGGGCTACAAGGGTTCGTCGGCTTACGATGCGGGTATGTTCTACTGCCCGTATGTCCCGCTCCAAATGGTGAGGGCAGTCGGTGAGCAGTCGTTCCAGCCGAAGATCGGCTTCAAGACCCGCTACGGCTTGGTCAACAATCCGTTCGCCACTCTTGATGCCAACGGTCTTTCGGTCGCTGATCCGTATGCAAGCGGTGCGACTCGCAAGAACATCTACTACCGCATCGTCAAGGTCACCAACCTCTTCTGATCGGTCGTAGGACAGTCACCTGTCCAACAACAGGGAGTTTCGCTACGGGGCTGCATGGAGAAATCCATGCAGCCCTTTTCCATAGATACAGGGATGGAACCGTTCCCCCGTGTCCCCGACGACATCGTGCAGAGTGCGCTGAACCGTCAGCCCGTCAACACGAATGTCGCCTACTCGACCAACTTCCGACTGATGATCCCGAAGGTGCGGAGCGGCATCTACTTCTGCACGGAGGTGACCTTCCCGTCCCTCACGATGGAACCCATCAAGGTTCCCGTGCCCTTCGCACCCTCGCTCAAGTTCTTCGGCAACAGCATCGAACACGGCGACCTCACGGTCAAGTTCATCGTGAACGACGACTACAGCAATTGGAACGAGATGTCCGATTGGTTCAAGAACAGCCTCAACTACTACGGCTTCTTCAGGGACAACTCACAGGCGAGGCTCCTCAATGTGATCACGGACGGCGGGCAGTTGCTCATGCTGAACAACAAGAAGCACCCCGTGGCGAGGGTTCTGTTCGACGGGTTGATGATCACGAGCCTAGGTGCGCTTCCCATGAACTCGGGGGTCGCTGACAACACGATCCTCACCTGCGATGCGACCTTTCAGTTCACATCCTTCGACATCAAGGAACCCTAATGGCATCCCCGCACCCGTCGAATTGGATACAGACGCTCACCGACTTCGGGCAGTTGGGGAACCAACCCCTCAACACGAACCTCGCAAGCAGCACGAACTTCAGGTTCATGTGCGACAAGGTGCCTGGGGTGACCTACTTCTGCACCTCCGTGACCACGCCCTCGCTCTCGGGCAAGCCGACCTCGCTGAACCACATGTTCGCCGCCAACGACATCAAGTTCCCTGGCGGTCGGTCGCCATCCGACCTCTCGCTGCGGTTCATCGTCAACGAGGACTTCAGCAACTACATGGAGATGGTGCGGTGGCAGCGTTCGGGCGTTCCGTACCGTGACTTCAAGGAGATACAGCCCGAGTACAGGGGCAACAGGAACGACGGGCGGCTACTCCTCCTCAACAACAAGAAGAACCCCGTGATAATGATGTCGTTCTCGAACCTCCTGCCCACGCAGATATCGGGTTTCACCCTCAGTCACTCGGAGTCCGATCCGACCCCGATCAGCGCAACGGTGACCTTCGTCTTCGATGCCTTCCGAATTGACCCCGTGTCCTAGGGACGGGGCTTGCGGGACTGCATGGGCGGCTTCGGACGCTTGACGGACACCCTGCTTCGGCGGTCGGACGGACTCAGGGACTTGACGGACTGCTTCGGTCGCTTGGGCTTGACGATGGATTGGCGGCGGGGCATCTGCCGTATGTAGCCCTAAATAGGGACATGAACCTGAACTCCCTCCTCGGGGTGTTCGTGGTGGCGGTGACCTTTTCGGGATGTGCATCCACGCAGAACACCCACAAGCCAACGGTCACCGAAGGCTCCTCCATCAACACGATTCAGTCGATCACCGATCACATGGATCGGGACATTTCCGACATCAAGGAGGATGCCACCTACATCCAAATCGAGTCGGAGAAGGCTGACAAGGAACTCGACTTCATGTACGAGAGGGTTCCCACCGAGGACAAGCCCCGCATGGACAACGCAATCGACTCCGTGTGGGAGATGCGCACCCATGCCGATCAGATCGTGGTCGCATCCGACAGGCTTCAGGAGGAGAACGACAGACTCCAAGAAGTCATGGCGCAGGTCAAGCAGATGGAGGACAGGGTCGCTGAGTTGCAGAACCTCGAAAAGGAGGGTCGGGCGAAGGCGATGGAGAAACTGTACGGCTACATCACCCTGTTTTGGGCAATCGGGTTCATCGTGATCGCAGGTGGAGCCGCCGTGGCGTTCTTCGTCAGCAAGAAGATGGGCATCCTCTTGATGATGGTGGGCGGCGTGATGATCGGCTTCGCAAGCGCAAGCCAATACTACCTTCAGGAGATCGCCCTGATCGGAGGCATCCTCCTGATCGCACTCATCCTCGGCGGGGTCGGGATGCTCGTGTGGAGCATGGTCAAGGCGCAGCGTTCCTCGACGGCTATCAAGGAGATCGTGGAGATGATCGAAATCCTCAAGGAGACGATGACCGAGGACGAGAACGAGCGCATCTTCGGTGCGAACGGTGTCGCCTCGAAGGTTCAGAGCGATCTCACGAGGGAGATCATTGGTCAGATCAAGGAACGAAACGGGTTCAACAGGCTTGCCGAGATGCGTCAGGTGGCGAAGGAGGCGGGAGTCGCCTCTGAAAACTCCCCGACCTAAATAACGGCAGCACTACAGCGTTCAACGCAGGGGGCAGACGGTGGGAAACTACTACTGGGTCGGTGGATACACGGGCAACATCGGGGCGGGCAGCGGCTATTCGGGCAACTTCCAAGAAAGCGGAATCGCCGTTTGGACGAACCGTTTCACGGGAACCACGGGTACTGCGGGCGATCTCCACTTCGGTCCCTATTATTGGGGCTTCAAGCAGAATTGGCTTGAGGCGATCCAAGCCACGAATTCCTCTTCGGTCTTGCTCGTGTCTGCGACTAGGACACCGAAGAACGGCGACACCGCCACGCTCAACCCGCAGGTGACATCGGGACACACTCCCTATTCGATCTCGCTGCTGTTCGGCGGCGTGTCGGGTGCAAGCGGGTTTTGGGAAGGAACCACTAGTCAATCCGCTCTCTCGTCGTTCAGCGTCCTGCCGATGTATGGCAAGACCACTTCCGATCTCAACAACACGACCTTCCTCTACGAGAATGGTGCCGTTGGTTGGGGTCAGTACATCAACAACGGTCCTTGGAAGGGATTGGACACCCGAAGGGTCGGAATCGAATACAACTCGTACACGGGTGCGCCCACGAACCCGCCTCCCGAGGTGAAGTTCGTCGAGGGATATGTCGATCCGCTCGACATCAGGGCGGCGACGGTGAATTTCTCGCCCACCCGTGCCACGGGTTGGCTCCGCACCATCGGCACCCACACCACCGTGGTGAGCATGACCGAACTCGGCGGCACGGGTCAGACCTTGAACCTCTGCGGAACGGTCGGAACCATCGACCAACGCAGCGGCTACTTCAACAGCGTCAGCCTCTCGGGCAGCAACCTCACCATCGACAGGTTGCAGGTGTATGGAAGGGTCGGAGGCATCCTCCTGAATCCCCAAACCACCGTGAACACGGTGGTCGAGTGCTTCCCGTCGAGGACGGACAGTTACATCGCCGTGTCGTGCAACTGCCCCGATCTCAAGACGCAGTCGGGATCGGCTGTCGGCAACGAGGCGGGATTGACGGGCGTGGTCTACTATGTCGGCAATCTCGGTGGATCGAACAGTTCTTCGATCACGACTTGGACGGCGAAGCAAGGTCTTGGTGCCTTCCCCCCGACCGTCTACATGTACAACTTCATCTGCGACTACATCACCGCCGAGAATGTCAAGATGTACCCGCCCTCGGGTCAGAGCGGATTCGAGCGGTTCATCTTCCCTGTCTTCAGGGACGGTCAACTCGGTGCGAACACGCTCATCGAATGCAACAAGTCCTCCGATCCCACTTGGGACAATGTGATCATCGGCTACAGCCCTTCGGACGAGGGTCTGCGCATCGACGATCTGACTGCGAGGATCAACTTCCACATCGGTGACAATGTGAAGATCAACGGCAAGGAGTACCCCATCGGGGTGACCTCTTGACCCTAGCAAGCAACGGCGACGGAGGGGGGCGACCCCCTTTGTCGTTTTTGCTAGGTTCGCAAGGGACTAAATAGCAGCAAGAACATTCGGGGGAGAAGGCAACATGGCAGTATTCCAATGGGTCGGCGGCTACACGGCGCACACGGGCTTTATGAGTGGCTACTCGGGCAACTACAAAGGCTCGGGCAAGGCTGTTTGGATGAGCGTCTTCAACGGGCTGACGGGCATGTCGGGCGACCGTTCGTTCGCCCCCCACTATTGGGGATTCAAGGAGAATTGGCGTGAGCGTGTGCCCGCCCCCTCGGATCAGACGCAATGGGAGTACGACTACATCCCCGCCACCCGCCTTCCTAGGGGTGGCGACAAGGTCGTCTTCGGCTCGGTCTACAACGAAATTCGTGGAGCGGCGTTTGCCGAGCAACTGAGCGCATCCATCTCCCTTCTGTTCGGTGGACTCTCGGGCGGCGAATGGCATGATGCGACCTCGGGCAAGACGAGCGACATCGAATTCGAGGTGCATCCGCACTTCGGAGGCAGGTCGAGGGTCACCGACAAGTACATCAACGCCGAGAACTACTACGGTGGAGTTGGTCTTGGGGACTACCATTGGTATTGGTCTACGGGTTCGCAAAGCGAGACGCAGGGCAGGATTTGGTATCAGATGCACCGTGGTTCCATCGGCTTCGATGCCTCGCAGGTATCGGGACAGGCTGCATACGGCTATGGAGCGGTCATCGGTGAGCAAGCGTTCAACTTCACCTTGACGGGCGATAAAAATGACGGCAACTATCTCGTCGAGACGAACAACTACATCGACCCGCTCGACATCCGCTTCAGCGTGTTCAACAATCGCTCGACTAGGGCGAAGGTGAGGATCAAGCAGGTTTCCGCCAACGGTGCCGACTCGATTGCGCAGTTGGTGAACTCGTACTACACCACGCCACTCGACGCACCTGATCCGCAGACCCCGAGCATGAACCCTGCGATGGGAACCACGAGCAACACATCGCTCCTGTCGATCTGCGGTCGGGTCGGGAACATCGAACAGGACAACGGCACACTCAAGAGCCTCCGCTACAAGTCGGTCGGTCTGAGTGCGGACAACATCTACATACGGCAACGACCCGTGGGGCTTTACCTCGACGAAAGCACCACGATCTACTCATCGGTCGTGGCGGAGCCGAACAAGGCACTCTCGACCCTGTCGATCCATTGCGGTGCGCCGTACCTGAACACGACCCATCGTTTGAACTACCAAGGTTACGCTCCAGGTGGACCGCCTGGAAACAACAGCGTCGCATTCGGAGCGTCGATAGAGGGCGTGACTTTCGCCGTGGGCAACCGCTACGGTGGAATCGACGGCTACTCATGCACCTTCGGTCGTTGGGACACCGAGACTGTCGGCGGTGTCACGAATGCAGCCAACGAGCCTACCCCAAGGGTCTTCATGTACAACCTTGAGGCTACGACCTTCTACGGCAAGGGCGGCTACCTCAAGACCGCAGCCGATCCGTTCACGGGCTTCCCCGTCTTCAGGGACGGATATCTGCGCAGCAACACGGTGATCGACCTCTCTAGGCAGGGCGATCCGACCTTCCGCAGCGGCTTGATCGGCAAGTCGGCTGAGGACGAGGGTCTGCGCATGGACAGTTACGATGCTCGGATCATCTTCGCACAGGGACAGAACTTCTTGATTGAGAGCAAGGGCGATCCGCAGGGAATCACCTAATCAACACCAACGATCAGTAGGAAAGGGAACAAGAGATGGCAGTATTCCAATGGGTCGGCGGCTACACGGGTCACGAGGGCATCAACAGCGGCTACTCGGGCAACTACGCAGGATCAGGCAAGAAGGTATGGACGAGCGTGTGGAATGGTCTGACCACGGATCGTGGCGACTTCGCATTCGCACCGTACCATTGGGACTTCACGCAGAATTGGCGTGAGCGTGTGACTTCGTCAGGGGCACTCATCCAATACTCGCCATACGACTACATCTCCGCCACCCGACTTCCCCGTGGGGGCGATCAGGTGGTCTTCGGTGCCCCTTGGGTCAGCAACGCAGCCGCAGCCGATCTGTTCACGGGAGGACGCACGGAGGTTGACCGCCGTGCCTTGGGAATCTCCTGCCTGTTCGGCGGATGCTCGGGCGCATCGCTGAAGTGGCCTGGTGCGTCCGATCCTGCAAGCACGGGCGACATTCAGTTCGTCGTGACCGATGACTTCGGGTGGAACCACCTTGCACAGGGAGCCGCTGTGGTCAACCCCGAGAACGATACCGAATGGTTCAAGCGGCTCATCGGGGTGGGCTATGCCCGACATTTGGTCGGAACGACCCCGTATGCGGGTTCCATGCTCAAGCGTCTGAGCATCGGTGAGATCGGCTTCGACTCATCGAAGATCACGGGAAGTGCGAATCCGACCAATCCCGCACAGGGAACCTACATCGGGAAGGATTTCTCGCTGACGGGCTTCGGATATGTCCTGACGATCAACAAGATCGCTCCCCTGCATCTTCGCTTCAGTTCCTTCAACAACCGTGGACGCAGGTCGAAGGCTCGAATCCGACAATGCTCCGCAAACGCATCCACCTCGACCGCATCCATCGACGGATGGGAGTCCCTCGTCCGTGTGATGAGTAACAACTCCACTAGCCCGATTGCGGGCGAGACGGGAAACGATTCCACGCTCCTCGTCTGCGGTCAGGTTGAAAGCATCGTTCAGAACCAAGGCTTCTTCGGCAACCTCGACCACACGGGCAACACCAACCTCGTCGTGCAAAAGGTGAATTCCAACGAGAACATCTATGGAATGCACTTGGGCAACACCGTCCAAATCATCACATCGGTTGTCTGCCAACCCAAGGCTTCGTTCAGCCCGATCAACATCTACTGTGGTGCAAGCGTCCTTGACACCAAGCACGACACCGATCAGAGGGTTGGCTACCGTGGCAGGGAGGATGGCGTGAACCGCCCGTACCGCATGACCTACCGCATCGGCTCCCTCACGGGAGTCGCAGTCGGAATCGGCACATGGACTTGCGAGTCGTTTGGTCCCACCTCGACCAACCGTTTCGCTGAACCCACCCCGAAGGTCGAGATGAACTCGTTCATCTGCGACGACTTCTACGGCAAGGGCGGCTACCTCAAGGCATCGGATATGGCGACACAGACCACCAATCCCGTCTTCAGGGATGGCTTCCTCAAGAAGGACACCTTCCTCGACCTCAACAAGTCGGGCGACCCGAACTTCAGGAACAGTCTGATCGGCTACAGTCCTTCGGACGAGGGTCTGCGCATGGACAGCCCTCTCGCCCGTGTCGTGTTCAATCTCGGTGACAATGTGCGGACGAACGGCAGCGGCGATCCGAACAGCGAAACCTGATCGCTACGGCAACTCTAGCGGGTCGATTCCGTCCTGCGCATATCGCTTCTCCATACCGCCGAACATCGTGTTGAGGGCGGCATCGACTTTCCGCTCGACCTCTGCGGCGACGGAGTCATCGAACTCGGCATGAATCTTGTCGAGTCTTTCCCTGCAACTGTTCAGTTCGTCGGACAGATTCCTGCTCGTCCGACGACACAGGTCGAGGTCGTAGGTCAGCCCGTCGATCTTGTTCGCAAGATGGCTCGTCCACAGGTCGAGCATGGTCGAGAACTTCGCAACGATGCTCGGGTCTGCCATGCGACCGCCCTCTCCGATGACCGTGTCCCACAGTTCCCGTGCTTCCTCGCCCGTGAACTCTCCCGCAGTCCACCGCAGACCGCACGACCGCTCGGCACCCGAGATGTGTACCTTGTTCGCACCGTGTTCCTTGACGAATAGGATCGGATCGCCGTAGCGGCTGACCACGAGGTGAATGGTGGGTTTCGGCTGTGTCGCTGCGCTCATGGCGTTGAGCGTAAGGTCGTAAATCCCGCAGTCAAGTCAATCCCGCATGATCGACTGCCATTGGGCGAAATCGTCCCCGCTCATCCGCAGCAACCTCTCCCATAGGGATTCGTACTCCTCCCGCCATGTCACCCCGTCAACCGCATGGGGTGGTTGAGGCGGGATCGAATACACCAAACCCTGCAAGCGGTGCAGTTCGTCACGGGCATCCATGATCAACTTCGGGAGGCTCTCGGTCGTGTGTTCGTGCATCTGCGCCCGAACCCGACCGACCTCCTCCAACGCCAAGGTGAGCCTGTCAACGATGTCGATGTTCTCGGACATCAGTATGCCACCTGTGCGGATGCGATCATCGCCTGATCGGATCGGTACATCGACTGCGCCAACTTCCGCATGTCGTACCTCGGTTTCCACCCGAGCATCTGCCGTGCCTTGGTCGAGTCTCCGAGGAGGAACGGCACCTCGTTTGCACGGAGGAGTCGGGAATCGAACTTCACATACTCCGTCCAATGACCGAGGTCGGCGTAGGCGAACACCTCGTCTAGGAACTCACGGATGCTGTGCGTCTGCCCCGTAGCCACGATGTAGTCGTCGCCCTTGGGCTGTTGGAGCATGAGCCACATCGCCTCGACATAGTCCTTGGCGTGTCCCCAATCACGCCTTGCGTCGAGGTTGCCCAAGCGCAGTTCCTTCTGCAACCCGTGCCTGATCTTCGCCGCCGCCATCGTGATCTTGCGGGTCACGAATGTCTCGCCACGGCGGGGACTCTCGTGGTTGAAGAGGATGCCGCACGATGCGTGGATGCCGTATGCCTTGCGGTAGGTCTGTGTCATGTGGTGGGCGTAGACCTTCGCCACGGCATAGGGGGACACGGGGCAGAGCGGCGACTTCTCGTTGAACCCCGTCTCCTCGGTCGGGAGGGAGTCGCCGTACATCTCGGAGGAGGATGCTTGGTAGTACCTGCACTCATGGCTCGGGGTGATCCGCCGCACCGCCTCAAGGAGGTTCAGGGTGCCACGGCAGATGCCGTCAGAGGTGTACTCGGGCAACTCGAACGACACGGCGACATGGCTCTGCGCTGCGAGGTTGTACACCTCGTCGGGACGGAACTCGTCGAAGATGCGGTTGATGCACGAGGCATCGTGCAGGTCGTAGTACCGCATGACGAAGTTGGCGTTGGGCATGAGGTGGTCGATCCTGCCCGTGTTGATGGTGGATGTCCTGCGCTTCAGTCCGACGACCCTGTAGCCCTTGGCGAGGAGCAACTCGCTGAGGTAGGAGCCGTCCTGCCCGTTCACGCCCGTGATGACCGCAGTCTTCATGTCCATGTTCATGCCCTGATCGAATGGTAGTTGTCCTGCACGAAGTCGCAGGTTTCCTTGATCGCCTTCCTGAAGTCGGTGAACTCGAAGTGCGGGTAGGCGGTCTTGAAGCGGTGGTTGATCGTCGGCTTGCGGAGGATGCCTACGGGCATTTCCGTGCGCCACACCACCGCTCCCTTGAAGTCCATCGCCTCGGTGATCGTCTGCACCACGAACCTGATCGTCCACGCCTGTGCGGGGGAGACGATCATCGTCTGCGGCATCCCCGTCCTCTCGTCCATGTGAATCTGCCATATCGCCCTTGCGATGTCGGGCGCATAGACGAACTCACGCTCACACTCGCCCGAACCCCACACCTCAAGGGGAGTCCCGTCACGCTTGGCGATGTAGCACTTGTGGATGAGGCTCGGGATGACATGACCTGCGTCGATGTCGTAGTTGTCGTGCTTGCCGAAGATGTTGCACGGGATCACGCACCTCGCCCACACGCCCTTCCGCTCGACCAAAGCCCTCGCACCCACCTCAAGCATCCTCTTGGCGTAGGCGTAGCCGTAGTTCGTGGGATGGGGTTCCCCGTTGTGAAGCATCCACTCGTCCACGGGATACGCCACATTCACGGGGAAGACGCAGGTCGAGAGGACGAAGGTCGCTGCGAAGATGCGCATCTCGGCGCATGCTCGGATGATGTTGGCGTTGATCGTGAGGTTGTCGCTGAAGAACGACAGCATGTCCTCCGAGTTCGCCTTCACCCCGCCGACCTTCGCCGCAAGGTGGATGATCTCGGAGACATCGTTGTCCCCGATGTACTGCCGCAGCCTCGGGTAGTCCATGAGGTCGAGTTCCGCACGGGTGGGCTTGAGTGCCATGTTCGGCATCTCCGACCCGACCAATCCGCCGCCTCCTGTGATGAGTACGCTCATTCGGGTCGTCCCTCCGACCTGTAGAAAGCCATGATCATCGTCTTGATGTCGGAGATGCGGACATGAACCGAGTTGGCGGTGATCCCGACGATTCGGGCGATCTCCCTAGCGGGAATGCCACGGATGCGCATCTGAAGCATCTCAATGTCGATCCGACGCAGGTTGAACCTCCGCTTGAGGAGAAGCCAATCCTCCTCGGTAGGCTCGAAGGCGATCTCGCCCTCACGGCTCACGAAGATATGGGTGGCGGCGTTGCCCTCCAAGTCCGCACGATCCATGTTCGATGCTTGAATCGACTTCGGCTTGTTGTAGAACCGCCTCGTGAAGAAGGTCTTCTGCTGAAGGCTTGCCTTCCGCTGCATGAACTTCGGGTCGGCGTTGTTGCGCCAAATGGCGATGGCGGCATCTTGGGCGAAGTCGTCCGCCGTCCTGCCGTCGATCATGCGGTCGCCATGCTGCTTCCGCAGCCACTCTCGGGTGATCTTGAGGTTCCGCAGGAACTCTCCGATCCATTTCTCGTCGTCCATGCGACCCCCGAATCAGGATTGCGTCTGTTCCGACTCGGGCTTGCAGGTCTTCAACTTCAGCATGGTGCGAGAGGCGATGTAGAGGCATCCAAGCACGGTGCCGCACACGATCAGCCACTTGCTGATCTCGCTATCCCCCTTCATGCCTTCGATCAGACCGATCAGCACGGGTGCGATGCTGACCCAAAACTCCGTTGTCTTCGTGCCGTCCTTCATTGACCGACCTCCGATGGGCATGGAATCGCCGCATCGACCGTGTGCAAAGGCTGCAAACACGGTCGATATGGACGGACACCTTGCGGTTGCGTTATGGGAGTGCCATCCTACCTTATCGCTACACTCTGTCAACAGGCAGTCCTAGAATTTTGCTGTGGACAACCTGTCCGTCTAGGAAGGATAGATTAGGAGAAATCTGACCGTCTGAAACGGACAGAACCCGCCCGATCTATCCCTTGGAGGATAATCGGTGACGGGTTCCTTGTCTTTAGTCCGAGGCTGTGAAAATGTCGAAATCCCCGACTAGGGGGAATCGACCCTACTCACGGGGGTCGTCATCGGAGGAGTTCCACGGGTCGTTCGCACCCTCGAACTTCTCGCACATCTCCTCACGGAATTCATGTGTGGGGAACGATGCGATCAGGTGTTGCCGCAGTTCCTCGGTGGCGGGAATCTCGTTGCCGTCCCCGTCGAATGCGACGATGTCGTCGAGGTCGATGCTCACCTGCGTATCGTCAATCGTGATCTCCTCACGGCTTGTATTCGCAGCATCGGGATAGTTCCACGAGTCGAGCGAGGCATCGAACTCCACCGTCACCGTTGCGATGGCGAAGATTCGACTGCCATCGGGCAGGATGAGAGGGCAGGAATCGAAGTCTTCGATGACGATCTCGTACTCGTATGACTTGCGATTGGACATGATTGATCTCCTGCCGAAAAGATACAATACCGATCAGGTGAGTCAAGCGATGCAGTTGGTGAATATCGTCGGTTGCCTCTCTAGGTTTATCGGCGTGTCCACGGACAGTTCCGATATGCGCAGGTTTGTCTCGAATGTCACGCCCCGTGTGGTGTGGATCAGGTCTGCGACGATGATCCACCCCCTGTTGCCGCCCCGTGCAGCCCCGTGGAGGCTGTGAATCGTGCCGATGTGTCCGATGACCTCCCGCTGATCGGAGGACACCACGAGGTATCTGATCCCCTCCCCTTGCAGTCCTGCGGCGGGATCGAACCCCGTTGCATCGGGAAGCCCCTCGACCCATATGCCGTCACCCGACTGCGGGGGCTTGGTTCCGATAACGAACAAGGTGCGGTTCGGCTGTAGCAATCCCTTGTCCGACTTCGAGCGACCTCCCCGCTTGAACCGTGCCTCGACATCGCCGCCCGCCTCTGCGGTGACTTGGTCGATCAGCGGAGCCTCAAGGATCGTTGCGGACGGCACGAACCACGGCTCGGGGAACGATGCGCCGTTGACCCGCAGCAATCCCTGACCCTTGATGGCGAGGAAGTGCGACCCGTGCATTGCGCTGTTGAGGTTGCGCCAATACTTTTTCGCACCCACGGCGAACTTCCACACGATGTCGGACTGCTCACGGATTTCCTGATTCGTCTCACGGAGGATGAGCGACCACACCTCGGGGACGGTCGTGAACGGCACGGTGTCGCTCTTCAGTTCGGGTATGAAGGCGGCATGCTTCCCGATGATCTTGTTGACCCGATCCATGATTACGGGTGTCTTGAGTATCTGCGCTAGGGTGGCGCAGAAGAGCGGATCGGCATCGCAGACCGCCTTGCCGTTCTTCGATGCGTTCGAGATGTGCCATGCGGAGCCATCGTAGTTCCATGTCACGGCACCGCCTTGCGACGATCCCACCTTGCATTCGATGTTCACGGGACGGCTCGGGTAGTCGAGGTGAGTGACCGAGATGTCGGGCAGGGTCGATCCCACGGGTGCGGTGGTGATCCGCACCTTCTCACGCTGCGCAGCCGACAGGCTCCCGAGGATCATGTCAGCGAGTTCCCGTTGGAACTCATGCCCCTTCGTCTCCCCTGCGGGAGCATCCATCAACGAAGAACCGCTCATGGCTGTATCTAGCGCATGAGCGGCTCGTTTTCGTCAGTCCTGCGTCAGATGTCCTCGTGTTCGGGGATCATCTCGTCGCATTGGATTTCGAGGATGAAGTGGTCGAAGTCGTTCATGGGTGGTTCCTCACGCCATCTCAAGGAGGGTCGCCTTGGCGAGGGCAATCGCCTTACGGGCGGGAAGGTCGGGGGTGACCCTGATCGTGCGGGTAGCCTTGCCGCATTCGACGACGAGATCGCAGAGACGGGAGGACTTGTAGTGGTAGATCGCCGTGATCTCACCGATCAGGCGACCCTCCGTGAAGGCTCGGATGTACATCTGACATCCCCGATAGTAGAAGTCCTTGCGCTTCCACTCGACGGTCGGAGCGGCGGGGGTCGTGGTCGGGGTCGTAGTCGGGGTCGTAGTCATGGCTGAATCTCCTTACCCCAAGTATGGATTACGAAAACCCAAAAGCAAGTAAACTCGTCAAAGTTCCACACGCCGATAACCACACGCCCACAACAGGTTCGCTAGTTCGGTGGCGGAGCGATGGACGACCTCCTCGCTCTCCTCGGGGTAGATCGCATGGAGAGCCTCATGGAGGATCAGGTCCATGCGGTCGATGCCCTCCACAGCCCTGCGGATGCGTATAGTCGGCTTCGGATCGTCGGGATGCCCACAATCCCCCCATCGGTCGGAGGGGATTTCACGGGAACGCACGAAGTGGATGAGCCACTCGCCGCCCCCGAGTCGGGCAGTTAGTTTGTGGGGGTCTTGCTTGCGCTTCTTCCTCGCCACGGGGCTATTTATCAGAGCATGGCGAGGAAGAAGAGGGCGGTGTAGAGAACCATGAACTTGCGCTCGGTCATCTTTTCGTTCGGGAGGGGAAGGAGGAGGTTCGTGAGGGTCATGGCTGATTTCTCCTACCGAAAAGATCGTATTCAAACGGTAGGAAAGCAAGTCCACCATGCAATTTTCCATAGTCCAAATAAAAACCCCGAGCCATCCTTGCGAATGGTCGGGGCGAGAGGAGATGCGGGAGTTATCAGCGTTCGGTGGCGGTCGCAATCGAACGCAAGACGACCGTGAGTCCATGCTCACGGATCAGGGTGTACATCGTGGCGACGAGGAGGTCGTCCGTAGCCTTCGGCATGAGGCGGATGTAGTTGTTCCTCCCCTGCCTACCCCAGTCGATGCTGTACCGCTCCGAGAGGCTCGTGATCATCCACCGCTTGAATGTAGCGGCGGTGATGGCGGGAGCGAACCGCTCCCGTGCCATCCGAGCGTTGAGGCGTTCCGAGATCAGGGCGGCTTCGACAGCCTTCCAATTGATGTCTTCGATGCGGAGGAGATTGAGTGTGTTCGTTGCCATGTGTGTTGCTCCTAAAGAGGTGTACTGATCTTACTCATTTATCAGCGTAAGTCAACACTATTTAGCAAAAAACCACGATTATCAACCATTATTCTTCTAAATCCCTTTGCGGTATACAGATACCACAATCTGCGACCCATTTTGAGGGAGGTCTTGAGGCTAGGCGTTCGGTTGCACCAAATGACCTCCACGGTCGATCCCGTCACGATGAAGTCCACATACCCCGCCGACCCACCGTCAAGCCTGTACGAGCCGTCCTTCCGCCAATCGTTCACTTGGATTGCTCCATCGGGGGTGGCATCCGCATGCTGCCGAACACCCGCAGCCATCTGTTCTCCTCACGCAACCTGCGATTCTCCCATGCGAGTTCGGAGTTGCGGAGAGCCAAGGGAGAATCGCCGTTGCTCCTGAGCGAGTCGATCTCGGTCAATGCCCGCCGCATGATGTTGCGTTCGGTTTCCGATCCTTGGGTTCCGAGGAGGTAGGCTCTGATCTCCGCCACGATGTCCTTGGGCTTGTCCGATTCCATGTTTTCGTCCTAATGGGGTGTGTGCCTACATATACTGCGAGTGAAGTGATTGTCGTTGTATGGGGGAACGCACGATGTCACACAAGTCACATTCGACCTGTCCGACCTGCGCCCGCATCTGCGACGATGCGAAGGCTGAAGCCAAGCGGCTGAACAAGAAGGTCTATGCCATGACCATCGCCTTGACCTCGGCGTTGACCTTGCTTGGCAAGGAAGCCGCTGAGGAGGTCATCGCTTATGTCAAGGTCGTGCAAGATAGCACCGATTCGGGGGGAGGCGAGTCTGCGGGTGCAAATTCTGCCACCGCTGCATCCTCGGACGGTGCCGATCATCCTGAACCGAGGACACGACCGTTCATCCACAAAGAATCAACCCCTTCGGCTGACCAATCCACCGAAGCCGCCAAGGACAAGTCGAACTCGCAGGTCGGGCTGTCTGCCCCGAGGACGGCACTCGACAAGCAACTCATGGATGCCGTGAACGGCAAGATGCCGTCGATGGGCGAGTTGGTGGAGATGCCTGTCTTGGTGCCGAAGAGCCGCCGTGCCGATTCGGACGGGCTTGCCATGTACTACGATGTCGATCCATACAGGGACAACACCGTCATCGACCCGAATGCACGGTTCGTCACGGATTCCCCCTTCGGTGGCTACCCCCAAGACGATGTTCCCGCCGATCTGCCCGCACCCACAACGGTAGCCGTGCTAGGGATCGTTCCCCTGATCGGCTCCCGCCGACGATGAATCAACCAACTAGGAGAAAGAAAATGTGTAAGGTTTTTCTTACGAGCGTTGTTGCCGCAGGACTTGCTTCGACCGCCACCGCCGACCTCGTTGACGGCTCATTCGAGAGCCTCGACGCATGGGGATACGGCTTCTTCCAAGGAGGCATCGACACTCCGTGGCTGACCACCGCACCCGACAACCTGATCGAAGGGTGGTCGAGCGGATTCCTCGGAGTCCCCGCCTATGACGGCTTGAGGTTCGTGGAACTCAATGCGAACTACACCTCGACCCTGTATCAGGATGTGAACGGACTCGGGGACTTCAACACGATCAATTGGCACTTCGCCCACCGTGGTCGTGACGGACTCGACACGATGCGCCTCACGATCACCGATCTCGGCTTCGATCAGGCATGGGGCGGTGGCGACGACACGGAAATCTACACGGGGGTCTTCTCCGCCGACAACACGGCGTGGCAAGTCCACTACGGCAGCATCGTCTCCATCGGCAACCTCACCCGCTTCGCCTTCGAGGCGGTGGATGCGGTCGGTGGATCGACGCAGGGCAACTTCATCGACTACTGCGGATTCGGCGTGAACGCCGTGCCCGCCCCGTCCGTGGTCGCTTTGATCGGCATCGGCGGATTGATCGTTCGCACCCGCCGCAGGTAAAAATGAAAGCCGCCCGATGCCGTGCTGACACCGAGCGGCAGGAAGTTGGATCGGATGATCAGCGGCGGCGGCGACCGACGATGCCCGCAAGCCCGAGGAGGGCAAGCGCACCAGGGGCAGGGACAGCCCCGCCGCTGTAGGTGAAGTTGTCGAGGGCGATGGCGGCACCCGTGTTGGTGCTGAACTCGACACGGGTCACTTCCATGCCCGTGTTGAACGAGCGGAACTGACCCACGGCGTACTCGACTTGCGTCGAAAGCGAGTACACCGCCGTGTCACCGACGAATCCCGTGACGGTGAGGATGCTGTAGTCACGCTCGTCGCCGTCGAAGTTGAAGTCGTCCTCTCCACGCAATACCTGCGTGATGAACGCACCCTCGAACATGAACGCCTCCGTTCGGGCGATGCTGAATGCGTAGTCCTCGTTCGCACCCCACGGGGTGAACAAGGCACGGGAGCCGATGATGCCCTCGTCGAATCCGCCGAAGGTCGATCCCGCCCTCATCTTGTAGTAGCCCCACCGCCCGTCGAAGATGTCGGGCAGGTCGTTCTGCGAGTAGTGGTTGCTAGTGAAGGTGAAGCCGCCGTAGTTCGGGGCAAGCGATGCCACCTTGAGGTTCTGACCGACCTCGACCGTGGGGGTCGGCAAGTCCTCGAAGGTGAGCATCTCGGCATTGACGGGGACGACCGCAGAGGCGATCACGGTGGCGGCGAACAGGTTGTATGCGAAAGTCTTCATTGTCCTAGTTCCTCTCCCTTTCAGTTTCAGACGGGACGGCGCATCCGCACGATGGCGACGAGCCAAGGTGCAACGATGGTTGCGCCGACGATGGTGGTGACGGTGTGGCGGTTGTCCCGCATCCACTCGGCGGTGGCGAACCACTTGATGCCGATGAGGAATGCGATGGCGACCGTGAGGCTGACTGCGAGGAGTGCCATGATGTACGGGATCGTGATTCGGTTCATCGGTTCGCTCCGTAATGTACGGCGGTAGGCTTGCGGATGGCGCATCCGCTGTTTGCGAGATCGGTGTAGTATTGAGCCGTTTCCCGCTTGAGGCAAGCGTCATACTCGTGTTCGTTCGCCATCATGCAGACGAGGAACGCATCCAAACCAACCAAACCTCCTATGCCGACACAAGCGGCGGCACAGGATGCGTTAGCGGGCGGAGGCAGGACTGCGCAGGTCGAGATGCAGTACTTGAAGGTGGCGAATCCGCCGACCACGCCCGTGGGGAGACAGCCGAGCCACATCCTCGTGTACCACGAGTCGAGGCAAGCCCCGAGCCGTCCTTGCAGGGCGGCGAGATAGCCGCAGCACTCCTGCCCGTTGTTCCCGATCCATGTCGGATCGTGGCATTCGATGCCGCCGCCGCCGTTGTTGCCGCTCTCGCCCGCCGCCTCGACCGCAGCGACGAATTCGTCGGCTTCCTTGATCGTGTCGGTGGCGACCCACGGAACGATGAGATCGGACGCTCCCTGCATGGGATTGCCGTTCGCATCGACGGTGTCGTATCGGGTGCTGTACCCGATGAACACGAACGCATGGGGTCGTCCGTTCGTCACGACCGCCCCCGATGTGAGCGAGATGCCCACGCTGTAGTTCAGCACCTTGCCCCACTCCGCCGTGTCGGTCACGGATTGGGTGCCGACATGATGGGTGATGCTAGGCACCCACACATACGAGGCGATGTCGAGGTGCTTCTTGGGATTCGACAGGGTCAGGACATTGCCATCGACCTTGATGACCTCCGTGTCGGTGTCGATGGCACGACCCGTCACGCTGCCCCAAAGGGCGTTGACCTTGCTGTTGTCGTACTCGTCGGCGGCGTGAGCCACCGACACGATTGCCGCACAGGCGGCGATGCAGATTCCCTTGAAAATCATGGGTGTGTAACCCTCCTTGCCACCGAATATGCAATCGTTCGGAGGAGAGTCAAGTTTGTCACCCGATGATCCGTAAATCAAAGGGGATACAGACCATACAGACGGATCAATCCCCGCAGTTGCGAGGCTGCATGGACTTGAAGTGGGCGATAACCGCCTTATGCACTTCACGCCTAGCGTGTTCCGCAAGGTGGTCTGCAACAACCTCGGGCGGGATCGGGTGCGAGTCATCGAACTGCGCCTCCCAATGCCATGCGAGGGTCTTGAAACCGCTGTTGGGCTGTGGGGTGATCTGCACCCCGTTCCTGCGGGACTCGTTGGCGACGAGCATCTCGACAAGGAACTTTTCGAGCCGCTTCAGTTCGCCGCAGGTTGCGGAAACTCCCGTGTGCTTCGCCCACGGGGTGCCGCACGAATAGCACCGTGAAAGGGTGTCGAGTGTGTCAGACAAGACCGTTTTCCTCATCGAACCGTGCAAGTCTTTCCATTGCGTATTCGGATACGATTTTCTGTAGTCGTGCCACTTCATCATGCAGTTCCCTGTTCAAGGCTCCCACGGGTTCGCAGCACGGGCAGCATCCCTCGAAGCCCCTGTTCATGGAGTCGAGCCGCTCTCGGAGAATGCGGACTTCACGGAGCGCATCCTCTAGTTCGGGACTGTGACCGCTCATTTCTTGGGCTTCCTTGCCTTGCGTTCAGCCCACTCGTTCGGGTAGTTGCTCTTGAAGATGTCCTCAATCCATGTCATCGGGAACTGCTGCTCGACATCTCGCCCATCGGGGAGGGTCGCATAGAGCCAGCAGTCGTCCTCCTCGGGACGGAGGATGCGGATCTCATACTCGCCGCTGTCCTTGCCGTCTTCGAGATCGACCTTGTCACCGATCCTGAGCCGTGTGGTCGTGCGTGTCTTCGCCATCATTCACCATCCGTAGTTCGGAACTTCCCGTTCTGTGCTTCCGCCTCACGCCGCATCTCGTCCAACGCTGTGTCGCCCTCGACCTGCACGGCATGGGATCGCAGCCGTTCGATGCGTCTTCGCATGACACCGATCCACAGGCGCAGCCCCTTGGGGTCTTGGATAAGACTCTCGCAGTCCTCATCGACGAAAATGGCGATCTCTCGGAGCATAGCATCGCAGTCGTTCACGATGCTTCTCAATCGGGTATGCGTGGGTTGTATTTCCATGTCACCTCACGGTTTTGAGGATGAAGAGGAGCAAAGAGACGAGGAGAATGGCGGAGACGAAGCCCCGCCAAAAGATGACCTGCCTCGCCTTGCGTTCGTAATCATTCAGCATCGTCGTCCTCCATGCGCTCCATCGTGTCGCCCATGAGTTGCCATATGCAGATGGCGAACGCCACGATCATGCCCAAAAGGAATGCGATTGCAGTCCATATCAGGGGAAACGAGAATTGCATCAACGCTTGCCCGATTCGAGGATCGGAAGGTTCGCCTCGGTCGGCACATAGATGACCGAGTTCGATCCGCTTTCGAGGTTCTGAATCCACAGGTATCGGAGGTAGCCCTCGTTGCCCTGAAGACTCTCACCGATGATTCGGTTGGCTTCAGCCACGCCCTTCGCCCGTTCGATCTCGGCGGAGGCGAGTGCCTTGGCGGAGTCGAGTTTCGCCTGTGCCTCAAGCACGGCGATCTTGCGGTTGCCCTCGGCTTGGGCGAGTTCGGCTTGCCCCTCCATCTCCGCAGACCAAACCTTGTAGCGGGGAAGGACATAGGCGCAGCCGCCGATGCCGCCGCCGACGATGAAGATGCCCGCAACCACCCACACCGCCATTGCGATGTGATCTGCCCGAGTGGATTCTGCGGGTTTGCCTGACCAATGACTCGACATGTGATTCCCTTTCTTCATTGAGGATATCGCCATACATGGATCGAATCCATGCGGCGGCATTCCCGATTTGCATCATTGCGGTCGATTTAGTTCACGGAGCCTCGCCTCAGCCTCCTGCATGGCAGCGGTCGCTTGAGCAAGCCGCAGGGTGAACTTCTCACGCTGCGCCGTGAACTGCCTCTCCGATGCGGCGACCTTGCGCTCGTTCGCCTCCAACGCCCTTTCGGCGGCTCTTGCCGTGGCTGCGGCGATGCGCCGCTCCTCCCTCTCCGTCACGGCTTTGTCACGGAGGGAACGCAGCATCTCGTTCCGCTCATGCTCGTTGCGGAGGAACTCGTTGCGGTTCGAGATGTGTGCGTTGTGGATCGTGATCCCGATCTCTGCGAGGATCGGATCGTTCGTGGCGACCTCACCGATGACACCGATCTCGCCCATCAGCATGAGCAGCCGCCTCATCTCCTCGGGAGTCACATTGACTCCGTTCACGAGCGAGATTGATGCCGTGGTCGGTTCGATGTCGGACTTGGCGAGGTGGATGGCGAGATGGACGGAGGGCGGCGAGATGCCCGATTGGTTGCCGAGCAGACCGTGATCGGTGACATGGATCACGGGATACTCGACGCTCATCTTGACCGAAGCCATCGGTGAGAGCGAGACGATCTCAGCCAAGCGGTCGAGCGCACGGCGGTTGAGTGCGTGGATGTCGATCATTCCATCACCTCCATCACCTTGGCGACTCGCTTGCCGACGAGGATGAGTTCGGAGAGTTCGGGGGTCATCGTGTAGTACGATGCGTGGTCGGCACCCACGGTAGCCTTCCATGCACCGTTCCTGCGGCGACCGTAGACGGTCACACGGGGAGACGAGAGCGCATAGTCGGGATTCACCCGTGAGAGTTGCACGGTGACCGCCGTGGCAGTCAGCCCGACTTCGATGCGGTACTCGCAGGTGCGGGCGCAGATGCGCTCGACTGCGTCTCGGAAATGGGGGTCGGTGGGCTTCATCGGTCGATCCAATTCTTGAGCCACCCGTAGTGGGTGTCGAGGAACTCGGCGGTGTACGGATTCGGTTCGTTGCACCACCTCCGCACGGCATCCGCCGATCCGTAGCAGCGGATCGGGAGGTAGTTGAAGCAGAGGATGACGATGTCCCGAATCTGACCGATGGAACGGTCGTCGGCACGGCACACGGCTGCGCTGAGGTCGTTGGACAGACAGGCGGTGAGGAACCCACCGCACGGCGTGCGGTGGTAAACCCATCGGGCGAGTGCCCCTAGGAACTGCGGGTCGATCCTCGCAAGCAGTTCGTCGTCGGGATTGTACACGCAGGTGGTCTTGGCGGTGGTCTTGGCTTGATCGGTCATGGTCATGGTATAGACTCCTCGTCCGAAAGATACGATACTATTCCCCGCTTGCAAATCGAATCGCTGAAAAACACTACCGCCTCGGGATCGGCTCCGAGGCGGCGGTGCATGGGGGAAAAGATGTTCTTGACACGACTGTAGGGCGGAAGTGGGTTGAGTCAAATCCAAATCATCGGATTCTTGCAAAAACACAAGTGCCTCGGCTTTCCGCTCCGAGGCACTCATGCAAGAGAAAAGATATGCACTACGAAGATGCGTCCAAATTGTTCGATTGCAAGCACTTGCAAGCGATTCAAGCGATCCTGCGGCAGTTTCCGTTCAATCTGCGAGGGTTGTGACGGCTGTGCAGCCCAATCACTTCGGCGGGGTGATCCACGGCTCAGTCATCCGCATGAGATGCTCCACGACCAAGGTGTCCAGGTTGGCGATTTCCCTCGGGGTCGTGAGGTCGTCGTCAAAGTGGTGCGTGACGGTTTGAGTCGGAGGGTCGATCATGGCGATGCTGCCCGTGTAAGCCATCGACATGACCTCGTCACGCCTCCATTCGCCCGTGCCTAGGGCGACGAATTCCCTCGCCGTCACGGTGTGGTGCTGTCGGGTGAACGCATCCTGTGCGATGTAGACGGGGGCATAGCCTCCGTCGATCAGCCCGAGGGGAATGCCGTACTGTTGGAATGTGGCGTGGGTGGATGTCAGCATGGGTCACCAATCGTCATCATCGTCATCCTCGTCCTCATCGTAGTCGAGGTTCGGATCATCGGGCACGAAAGTGTCGTCGTCTAAATCTTCCTCATCGTCATCGTCATCGTCTTCGATTTCATCCTCGTCCTCTTCCTCGTCCTCCTCATCATCGTCCCAATCCTCGTCATCGTCCCAAGAAGCCATGATCGGTTCCAACCTTTCAAAAAGAAGAACGCCCCCCGTGGGAAGGGGCGTTCTATCTAGTGTGCGGGACGGGTCACTTGCTGATCAGTTCAGCGACCCGCACGAGGAGCGGTCGGTTGCCCTTCCGCTTGCGGAGGAGGGCATCGGTCGCCGCCGCCGCATCCTCCGTGCCGTGCTGCTCCCCGCTGCCTGAGAGGCTGATCCCGATGTACTCGTCGTACCCGCCCGCCTTGCGGATTGCGCTCCACCCGTCCTTCCGCCAACGGGCGACGAACTCGTCGGCAAGCCTCGTCCGCATCTCGGGGGTCATTGCGGCTCCCTTGTCGTCCACCTGCATGACGCAGACCGCCCGATGTGCGGTGCTGCGAACCTCGTACTCGTCGGTGAGGCTCATGCAGATCGCCTTGCCGCCGACACGGTCGTGGAAGATGTCGAGAAGCACCTTCGTCTCCATGAGCGAGGAAGGCTCGTGGGGCGAGAAGGAGTTCGTCTTGTCGTTCGGCACGAGGTAGTCGTTGCCCGTGCGGGGATCGTGCCACACCATGTACGGGGTGTTGTCGGGCTTCACGGAGGCGAACTTGTTGCAGTACTCCACCGTGCTGCGGTTCGCTCTCACCAAGCGGTCGTTCGGATCGCCGTCCGTCAGCACGACGAGGTTCACCAACTGAAGGTTGCGGGAACGCTTGAAGTCCTCGCAGACCTTGAGCATCCCGAGGAGTGCGCTGTTGAGTGGCGTGTCGCCCATCAAGAGCCAATTCGGGATCATGCTCATCGTCGGGCTGAAGGGGATCTTCGCCGCCTTGCAGAACGCCGACACGGGAGCCTGCGCCCGCACGGAAGAAGTCTCCTCCACGATGTGCGACCCGACGAGGAGAAGCCCACAAGCCTCCACGAAGTCACGCTGCGCCATCCCGTCCTGAAGCAGGGTCACGACCCTGTTGCCGATGAACTCGCCGCCGAAGTTGCCCTTGGCGAAGGAACCGCCCTTGACGGCGATCTCCCTGTTCTCACGGGAGGTGAAGCCGTAGATGCGGAACGGCTTGTTCGCACGGCGGCAGAAGTGCGCAAGCATGATCGCTTGGCTCATCGACTCGTAGAACAACTTGCGGTCGGGCATCGAAGCACTCATGTCGATCAGCATCACCATGCCGTGGTTCTGACCGTCAGCGACCGTCTCGGTGCGGAGGAAGATGTCCTCGCTCACACGGTACGCATGGAGGCGGCTCATGTCGATCACGCCCGAATCGGAGGTCGCCGTGCGGCGGAACTCGTTCGCAGCCTTACGGAGGTCGAACTCGGTGCCGAGCATCATCACCGAAGCCCTGTTCTGCCGCAGCCACTCGGGGTAGTAAAGGCGGGCGATCTCACCGATGGTGCAGGTCGTCTTGCCGTCCCCTGAAAGGCGACTGCCCATCGAACGCAGGTCTGCGAGTGTCGTGGAGATGTCCAAGGTGAACCCATTGGTCGGCTCGGGGATCGTGCAGTAGTGGAGGTCGTTCTTGCCCTGACTCACGCAGGACTCGACCGCAGCCTGAATCGAAGCATCAATCAGGGAGTCGAGCGAGGAATCGTCGGCATCGACGGACTTGTCATCCTTCTCGCCCTTGACCTCGTCGTCCCCCTGCGGATCGGCATCGGCATCGGACTCGCCTTCGGCATCGTCGGACTCACCTTCGGCATCATCGGATTCGGCATCGGCATCGTCCGACTCGCTCTCGCCCTCCTCGCCTTCGCCCTCGCCATCCTCATCGACCTCCACCGACATCTCCTCTTCGCCGCCCTCGCCGTCTTCCTGATCCTCGGGCTTCTCGCTCCCATCACCCTTCTCGCTCTTCTGCGACTTCGACTTGCCGCTCTCCTGATCCTCCTCGCCTTCCTGCGGGAGATCGGAGTCTTGCTGCTTGGCGAAGTCGTAGATTTCCTTCGTGAGGGCGACGACCTCGTCCCATGTCTCGGTTTCAGCGACACGGTTGACGAGAGGCATCTCCTCACGCTTGAACGGCACGGAGATGAACGCACCCTGCTTGTAGTGGATCAGGATGCGGTCGATGAGGTTGAGGTCGGCAAGGCTCTTGCCTTGGGCGGCGAGTTTCCGCAAGCCGCAGAAGTCGGCGGTCGTCCACCACTCGTACATAAGGTAGAAGAACCGCTTCGCACCTGGCAGCGACCGCTTGATCATGCGTTCGATGCGCATATCCTCGACCACATTGAGGTAGTGGTGGACACGCTTGGCGTTCTTGGGGTTTGGGTCGATGCGCTGCATGGCATCGGAGATCGCCGTGCCCTGCGGCGTGTAGAGAGCATGACCGATCTCGTGGAGGAGGAACCCGTCATGGATATCCTCGGGGACATTCAGGACGGGCATCTTGAGGAGGGGCATCTCGCCCTTCTGCGACGGGTAGAACTGCGCCGTCTTCGCCGTGGGGCTGTACTCGACCCGAAGATGTTGGGACGAGAGGAAGTTCGCCAGTCGCCGCTTGCGGGCGATGTAGGCGAAAGTCGGCAGGGTGTTGGTCATCGGGCAAAATCTCCTAGTCGAAAGATAACATTGGAAACGGTCGATGCAAACCGAATCGGGTGCAAATCGAAGACATTGTTTGTCCGATAAATACCAAACGATCAATCTGATCGGATGGAAATTGCAACTCTGCCGCTGAATGCTACCTTTTGGAGTAAGATGAAAGACTTCCACGAACTTGTACGCACGATCACCGAATCGGTCAAGGTGACCTTCGGCAAGCCCGAGCGGTTCCGAGGCAAACTCGAAGGCAGGTCGATCAGGATTCCGATCCTGCTAGGCAACCTCGAAATTGGTGAGATCAAAGCGGATTTCGAGGTGCATGGTCGGACTGCCACGAGCCGTGGGGCGGGATACGAGGTCATCGACGGGTATTCGGTCGAGTACATGGATGCCCGTCTGAGGGGTCAAGAGCAAGCCGACAGCGTCAGGGTCGGGGGACAGTTCGACTCTGCTCCGAAGGCTCTCAACGAGGTCAAGCGGCGTGTAGCCGCCCGTGTCGCCGCCCTAGACGCTCCCCCCGAGGGAGTGTCCGTGAGGAAGGTTCCGACTCTGCGAGAGCGTCTCAAGGGCGATCCGAAGGCATGGGCGCATTGGTCGTATGTCGAGGTCGTGTTGCCGCAGATGGCTGCGGGTGCGCCCGTGCGTCCTCCCGTGCGCCCCGATGTCGCAGGTGTACTCAGTTGGAGCGATGGCATGGATTCGTGGCTTGCCTACAGAATCCTGCGGGAGGCGATCCTACGCCTGACAAATCAGCGTCACGAGGCACCGTTCGCCTCGCAGATGAAGCACCTCGCCAAGGAGATATCGGACGAGGTGACGGATTCGACTGCCACCCAAATCGCCGCAGCGGTGTCGAGGGGGATCGCCCGATTCAACAAGATTCGTTCGATGATGGAGCAAGCATGATACCGAACGCCGAACCGCACCCCGACGATCTCCCGAAGCCCAATCCGCTCTACACGGTGCCGATGGGCTACCTCTCCACGCACGGGCTGTTGCAGGACGGGTACATCCGCATCCTCAAGCCGTTGGCTCCGCACTCGTTCTGTTGGGACATCGACGGCACGGTCGCTTCGGTCGAATCGGGTCTGAAGTATGTCGGATCGGGCAGCATCAAGCGGCGAGGCTCCTATGCCTCCACCTACAAGGTGGTGGTGAGGACGAACCTAGGTTGGTCGGCATGGGGCACGGTTGGCAATCCCGAGAAGGGCGACTCTCCGCTGAAGGTCGGGGACACGGTGCGGCTGAAGTCGTTCCGACCCCAAGCATTCGAGAATGGGAGAGGGCAGTATTCGACCGTCATGTATCGAAACCAATACGGCACGAAGTTGTCGGGTGTCCTCACGAAGCAGAACCGACCGCCGTACTACCGACTGCCTCTGTTCGATCTCGTGCCGAACCGCACGGTCGAATTGCAGGTGCGGATGAGCAAGGTCGAGTGGTACGAGACGATCCAATGGGACAAGTCCAAGAAGCAATGGACGCTGTGCCAAGGCAGCAAGTGGGTGCCGTTGGCTCCGAATGCCCCGCAACTCCTAGATAGATGATTGGAGATTCGCATGAGCAACTACTTCGACGGCACCGACCGCAACCGCAGGAACATCCCCCATTTCGGGCTTCGGGGTGATCGCATTCAGCCCTCCACGAAGGCTCTGACTGAGGCTTTGGCGAATCCTCTGACCGAGGCGAAGGAATACATCCTGTGGGCGATTCCCAAGGGCGAGACGGATGCACTCCATGCGCAGCCGATCTACACGCAGGGCAAGTCGATGGCGGATGTCGAGCGTGTGAAGGGATTGGCTGCGAAAGAAGGATGGCATTCATTCAAGGTGCAGACCCTCGACATATCCGAGCCGTTCGATGCCGCTCAGGCGTTCCGCAAGGCGATCAATCCCCCGTCGAGGTGGCGCAAACCGTCAGGCACGAAGCGTGAGTCCGTCGAGGTCAACGAGGCGGTCACGCCGAGCGACGGTGGCGACAGGAAGGCTGCAAGCATCCGTGTCAAGAACGACATCGGCAAGCAGTTGTCGAACACGCAGTACGCTATGACCCAACTGAAGGCTGACTTCGACAAGATGGTCGCCGCATATGCTCGTGGCGACGAGGCTGTCGCCCGTGACCTCAAGTCGTCGTGCATCACCTATGTCGAGTCGCTCAAGATTTGGCTCGACAGGCTCAACGGCGAGTTCCGTGCGATGGCGTTGGAGTACATGGAGCCGACCGCACCGATCCGAGGCGGCACGAACCCGATGCAGCCGTCTGCACCCAAGAAGTCAGCCGTGCCGAACCACCCCGTCAAGGTGGGGGATGTGTGGGTGGCGACTTTCGGCTACGACGAGACTCACATCCTCTTCTATGTCGTGACGAAGGTCACGACAAGCGGGGCGTACTTCGCCAAGTGCGGCAAGACCAACACGGGCAAGTCCTACGGGATGTTCAGCACCGAGGTCGTGCCCGACCCGAAGGTGGTCGTGGGTGAGCCGAAGTTGAGCAAGATCAAGATGCACGGAGACATGAGGTACGGCAAGGGCATGTACGCAAACATCGACGGGCAGCATGCGATCCCGTGGGACGGCAAGCCGCAGGACGAGCGCAGGGGATTCCATTGACCGAGAGGGAGAGAAGCATGAACTTCAACGAGAATTGGGACGGAATCGTCAGGAACCGAACGGTGGTCGAGGAGGCGCAGAAGCACTCCGTCAAGGTGGGCGACATCTTCTACACCTCGTGGGGATACGATCAGACCAACACCGAGTTCTACATCGTCACGAAGGTGGCGGGTGGAAGCGTGGTCACGGTCGAGATCGAATCCACCGAGGAAAGACAAGGCGGGATGCCCTACGACATGCACGGCAAGGTAGTCCCGCATCCGTCGAAGAAACCCGTTCAGGGGGCAGTACCCAAGAGGTCGGTCGTGCGGATCGACTACAAGGGTGAACCGACGATCAAGGTTCAGGATCGGATGGGTTCCGTCCACGGTGCCTATCCGTGGGACGGCAAGCCGAAGCATGTCACCCACTACGCATGAGGCACGGATGGGAAAGGATGGCACGGTGAAGGACTTCCACGAACTCGCACGGCAGATTGAGATCATCGAAATGAGTAATCCGAACAGGAGCATCGCTAGTGCCCGTGAGTCGCAGCGTCGAGCCGAGCGGTTCGCAAGCCAACAGACCGCAATGATCGGTCAGAGGATCGCTGCGGGCAAGGCTGTGCGTGGCAGGATCGACCTCATCAAGGACTTCGGCGTGAGCAGTTGGTCGGCGTTCGGACTCTCGCAAGCGTCGAATGACGAAGCCATGAACCGAGTCCTCATGTCGGTCGGCACCTCGCTTGCCGATTGGCAGTCGAGGGTGAATCAGTACTACTCGCACAAGCCCGAACGCTCCGAGAAGGAACGGAAGGTGGAGGGCAAGGCTCTTGATGCGTATCAGAAGAACGCATACATGAGGCTTCTTGCTCCGCATGCGAGGAAGATCGCAGATGCCTACATGCAGTCGTGCATCGCCCGTGGGATCGAATGGCGGCTCGTTGCCGATCCCTACTACGACCTCAAGGACATCTATGTGAGGTATCAAGGCACCCCGCACGAGCGCAGGGATCGGAACGATGCGTCCGAACTGATCCGCATCCTCGAAACCTATCTAAAGACGAACAGCCCGAGTTTCAACAAGGACAAGAAAGCGGTCAGCCAACTCGCCCTCCACAAACTCGCCGTGAACATCGTCCGATGGGTCATTGAGAACCCGAACTGATCGGGCGGTACGACTTCGTCCAAGTCTTCTCGTCGGAGAACGCCACCCACAGAACCCGTGCGGATTCCTTGGGCAGGACATCGGTCTTCAACTCGCTCCACAGCGCACCCGTGCGGCGGATGTGGTGGACGGAATGGCGGACTTCGATGCGCCCGCTAGGGAGTTCGATGAACGCCACCCACCGCCGATCCTCTGCGCCGTCGAGTCCGCACCTGCGCATGAGCATGACATGGAAGGTCACCTGCGGGTCTTGGTCGAGCAGCACCCTGCGGAGGAAAACCTCGACCCCCTCTTCGGGGGTCTTCGGGTCGTTGTCGTTGGTGCGTGTGAGCGGCATGGTCAGTCTCCCGATCAGAGGTTCTTCACCTTCGCATTGGCGAAGAGGAAGCGGTCGTTGCCGTAGGCGGTATGCCACGACCACTCGACATACTCAGGTCGATGGTGGCGGTTGGTCACGCATCCCTCTTCGGTGTCGATGACACGGATGCCACGGACGATCTCCGTCTCGTCGGCACGGAAGCGGGCGACCTTCGGGTCGCTGCGAATGTACGAGGTCACGGCAACCACGGCGATGGTGACCGACTTGCCCGTGACCTTGCGGTCGATCACGGTGACGAGGGTGCGAAACTCGCCCCCGTCCGTGCGCTGACGCTTGTACAGATAGGTCTGACCGACCTCGAAGCGGGGCTTGACTCCCTTGCGGTCGTTGACACGGGTCTTGGCGGTAAACGGGTCGAGGGTCTTGGTCGTGCGGGGCATGGCTGAATCTCCTTACTGACATTGTGCGATATGGCGCAAGCAAGTCAAGCAAAAGATAGCATTCCGTCCGTGACCGATAATCCTATGTGGGAATGCTTGCGGGTTGCTGCACGAATCCTTGGGCGACGAGGTCGTTCCATAGGTCACGGGCGGCGATCCGAATCAGGTGCTTCTTCCATGAGGATGTGAAGGTTATGTCCTCATGCTCCCATCCATCGGGGAGGACGAGGTCGGTGGGGGGCTTCCACCGCCAACTGATCATTCCCTCCCTAATCGACCACATCATCACCCCCACGGGGGACTCGGGTCGGAGCGTATCGACGGAGAACTCGAAGGTGACGCTGCGCTGCGAGTGGTGGAGCCTGTATCTGCGTCGGTTGAGCGGACTCAAGTCCATGCGTCACTTGCCTTTCTTTCGTCGCTTGGTCGGCTCGGTCGGCTTGGGTGCGTTCCCGTTCCTCTCGTCAACCACACCCTGCCTGTAGCCGCCCGTGGACTTGAAGACGGTCTGCAACGGGATCGACTTGTCCCTTGCCATCTCCATCGCACGGTATGCGTCGAGTTCCCGTCTGCTTTCCTCGTTCATCCCGCCTCCCCGTAGCAGTCCCAACCCCGCATCCTCGCTTCGATCTCGGGAGTCCTATCGGGATATGAGGTTCGGTTGCAGATTTCCTTGCGAACCTCGTCCCGCTCCGCACGGAGTCGGTGAATCCTGTTCGACAATGCCTCCACCGTTCGCATGAGGGAGTCACGCTCGGCGGTGAGTCGGGCTACGGCGAGGGTCAATTCTTGGTTGCGCATGAGGATGTCCTCGGGTTCCATGCTGTTCATCGGCACCATCATATCGCCTCTTCCGTTTGCTAAATACGACAGATTCACAGGAGATCGGCGCATGATTCGTGACGACAACGGCAAGTTCGTTTGGGGCGGATGGCTCAAGCCCTATCAGTACATCCTCGAAGAGGCATCCCCCGACACCGTTTCCGAGGGATACGAAGGCACGGTCAACGCCGCCTTGGAGAAGGCGGGCATGAAGGACGGCACCTACCGATGGAAGGGTGGAGTCCTCTATGTCGAGAAGTCGCAGATCAAGAGGGCGAAGGCGATCATCGGTCGGACGAAGGCAATCCACGAGGTTCCCGAGATTCGACCGATGGATCAGTACTCCACGAAGGAAGGGATCGAAGAGTCCATCGGCACCTTGGGCATGGTCATGGCGATCAGGCTCCACAAGTGCGGGCAGAAGCACAGGATGGCAATCAAGGGTGCGATCCGTGACCTCGAATCGTTCGGTTCCAAGATCGACCCCGTGCTGTTCGATGCAAAGTCGAGCCTCGACCACCTAGTAGCCGCCCTGTTGCTCCACGAGAGTTTCATCAAGAACGACCCGAAGATGGCGGCGGAGGTCGAGAATCACTTCAACAAGGCGTTCTATGCGATCCGTGACTTCATCTCTCACACGAAGCCGAGCGAGGTGACGCTGCAACCGCAGTACGCCGCCGCCGTGAAGGTCGAAAAGGCATTGGTCGCCATGAAGAACTGCACCAAGACCATGAGGACTGAGTCGGTCGAGGAAGCCGATGCGATGACCGAGGCGACCACGGACATGAATCGCATTTCACGGAAGATCGCTGATGTGGTGAACACGATGGCGGGGGATGCATACGACGAAGACTACATTCCCCACATGCAAGCATACTCGGGCAGGGCGATGTACGGGAAGTACTGCCTCGGCGTGAGCGTGGGTCGTTACGGTCAAAGCGAATTGCTGAAGGCGTTCAAGAAGAACCGCATTCCCAACCCATCACAGGATCAACTCGGCATGGGTGCCATCTACTATTGGCAGAACATCCCATACGATCCTGCAATTCACAAGAATTTGCATAGCAAGGACGAGAGCGTCGATCATGGGGTCGATGCCCTGACCGAGGCATTTCGGTTGCAGGATTGGGCGAGATTCAAAGCACAATACCCAAGCCCGACTCCTATCCGAATCGTCACCAAGGATCGAAAGGTGATTGATGGACGCATCAAGTCGATTCAGCGGTATGACCAAGGGTCTGCCGTTGGATACTACATAACGCTCCATCCTAGAAAACAAGGCGAAGATTCAATTGTCATCGACGATGTCGATGTGATGAATGTCTACTTCGGTGACGATGCCATCAGGATGCGTGTTATCGCCAAGCGACTCACACAGTACCCAAGCAAGTTGAGGGCTGAGTCGGTCGAGGTGACCGAAGCCGTGAGTGCGAACAAGGAGTTCCGCCTGAACAGGGTCAAGGAGAACCAAGCGAGGATCGACAGGATCAAGGCGTACATCCAAGCGAAGGGACTGCCTCCCGAACTGAAGGACACGGTCGGCGGTCGTCTGCCGTGGCTCACCACCTACAACCAAACGCTAGGCACGGAGGAGTACCTCAAGCAGGGCGCAAGCGCATGGCTGAACTTCGAGGGTCTGTATGTCGGTCGTGAACTCAACCGCATCGTGAATGTCCTCAAGCACCACGGCATCGTGATCCCGTACTTGGAGTCCGTGAAGATCGGCGGTTCGCTGACCGAGAACGACAGGATGGCTTTCTTCAAGGACTCGCCCCCGATGCAGTTGAAGAAGGGCAAGAAGTACGCCTTGGGATTCATCCTCGTGACGGTGAAGGACGGGGGCACCCCCTACCGCAGCGGCGACTACTCGACCAACGGGGTTTCCTACATGGTCGAGTTCCCGCATCCTGCGGATGTGCGGAACATCGTCAAGGGAACGCTTTCGATGGAGCCGAACGGGGCGTGTAGGCTCATGGTCGGCGCAATGGTGATTGCCCAAGCCACGAGGGGCGGCTTCGGGCATGTGATCCCCACCGAACACTACGATTGGTTCCTCAAGCACTACCGCAGTTGACTGACGGCATGGGTTCCTAAATATGGAAACAGGAGGACGGATGGAAAAGAGAATCTACGGATACAGGTCGGGCATCGGTCGGTACGAGTACCTGCTTGAGGAGGCGAAAAAGGCGGTCGATACGCTGTACAGCATTGAGGAGTCCGCCGCTCCTCTCGTCGAGAGCCTCGACGCATACCTGTATGTCGTGCCGCCCAAACCTTCACCTGAGCGGGTTTGGGACAGGAATGTCACCCACAACAACGCCAAGATTTGCGGTGCGGTCGATCCCCAACTGTACAAACTTCTTTGGAATTCCCCGCCCACCCCCGCCAAGAGTCTGATCCCTAGGCTCAAGGCGGCGATAGCGAAGATGGAGGGCAACATGGATAGGTACAGGAAACTCGACCCGCCGAGTGGGTGGGGCGGTGCCGACGATCTCCTCCTCTTCCTCAAGGACTTGCACTCCGCTTGCATTCGGAACCCAACGGCGACCTACGAAGCCCACGGCTGAACGACAAGGGCAGACAGCCTCCGTGCGCTCCCCGAACGAAAACCCCCTGCCTCACGGCGGGGGGTCGTTCGTTTATTGCTTGTCCTCGGGTGCGATCAGCGGTTGTGGGTGTGCTTGCACGA